CCCCACCAGCGACCCCCCCCGCGACCCCCCCCGCGACCCCACCTGCGACCCCACCTGCGACCCCACCTGCGACTCCACCTGCGACCGCACCTGCGACTCCACCTGCGACCGCACCTGCGACCGCACCTGCGACCCCACCTGCGACCACACCTGCGACCGCACCTGCGACCGCACCTGCGACCACACCTGCGACTCCACCTGCGACCACACCTGCGACCCCACCTGCGACCCCACCTGCGACTCCACCTGCGACCACACCTGCGACCACACCTGCGACCACACCTGCGACCGCACCTGCGACTCCACCTGCGACCGCACGGCCGCAAGTTTTTTGGGGTCTGTTTTCAGCGCTTCGCGCAATAGGGCCCACGCCAGAATTCCGCCCAGTGACGCTCCGTAGGGACTGCCCATGCGCAGGACGATCATGGGCTTGCCGAGATTGGCGACTTCGTATGCCTTCAGGGCCGCTGCGGTGGCTGCCTCGAAATTCGCCGGCTCGGTGGACAGGCCGATTTCGACCCACTTGCGGGTCCATTCTTCGAACCGGGCAGTCTGCTCCGGCGTGATCTTCGTGATTTTCATGGGTTCCTCAGCAGGGTTGCCCAGCCCTTGCGGGCCAGGCGCGTTGATCAGTCGGCGACGGCGCGAACGGCTTGCGCTTCGGTGTACTCGACCTGCACGGGCAGTTCGAAGATGCCCGCCGGGATCGTGTGCTCGGTGTGCTCCTCGTGACGCAGCGTCACCGGCTCGGTGACTTCGAGGAAGCGGTCGCCGCTGGGGGAAATCCAGAGGCGGGCGCGCGCGATGGCGGCTTCAGCGATCTCGTCAGCGGCACCGGGGGCCATGGTGGCCGGCAGGTGGTCATAGATCGCGTGGGCGTGACCGGTGACCTCGCCGTGCGCCAGCACGATGCGGCTACCGAGCACTTCGGGCTTGCAGCCCATCGGCAGCTTGCCAACCGGGCGCAGCAGGACGTCGCCCTGGCGGATGTCTTTCGAGAACGTCAACAGCTTTTGTTTCATGGTGATGCTCCTTGTGGTTTGCTCCTTTTTGGAGCGGGGTGAAATTCAGGTTTCGGCAATTTCCACGGTGCAGCAGAACGACTCCCACCGCTTGACGGTAGGAGCGGTGTGCTTGTCGCTGCGCAAGCGCACCTGCCACTTGCCGCTGGCGTTCTCGATGGATTGCACGATGGCGCCGACATCTTCGCCTTGGCGAACCGGCCAGCATTCGTCGAAGCGCAGCATGTCGATGGGGAAGGCGCCGCGCCCGGTTACGGTGAAAGTAGCCATGGCCTACCCCTTCACCGCTTGCAAATGCACCAGACTCGGCATCGCCGCCTCGGCTGCTTCCGCCGCATCGATCTTGCGCAGCACTTTCGCCGGCAGATCGCCCTCGATGGCCTCGCCGCATTCCTGCAAGGCAACGCTGCTGTCGCCATCGCACTGGGCGCGGAGCACGTCCACCACGGCCAGGACCTCGCGAATGTCGAGCATGCCCATGCGCTCCAGGATCACGCGGACGGTGACGAGCTTCTGCGCGCGCTGCTCGGCTTCGGACAGGTCGGCAGCCTTCACATCAGCCAGGACGCGGCCGAAGTCGTGGGCGATGACGGTAGTCTTGGCCGGCGCGGCGAAAGCGGGGCACTCGGCAAACTCGGCCAGTTCGTCGCCCTCGGACAGTACCGGAGCGGCCTTGAGGTTGGCGGAGGCGAGGGCGGCGCCGATCGGCAGGACCGTAGCGCCAGGGCAGTGCGCATGCGGCAGCGAATTCGAGGGGGTGAGGCGGTGCATGGTGGGCTCCTGTGTGGCGTTCAGTCGCGGTGCGGTTGGAAGTTGGGGCCGGGCTTGATACCGGCTACTAGTACAGTCAGCAGTTCTCCGGAGTACCAGTTATCCGTTTTTCGGCATCGGCCACAGCCCTGACTTGGCGCCTCCAGATTCTTGAGGAATGCTTGCGTCCGTACTTCAACGTAACTGCTACCGCTCTGCCATCAGCATCAAGGACCGAGGTCCAAGTTGTGACAGCAGCACGCCTATGGCGTTTTCCAGCCTTACGTTCGCGCTTCCCAAGGGTCCGACTACGATTTGCCATGTGGTGCGTTACCTCATCTGCCTACTCTGCTTTGCACGTCCTTCCGTGCTGCCCAACTTCCAATCGCACTACTTGGCCGGGCTTCCACCGGCCTGCTGGTACTTATGCCGCTGCCGACTCGGGCAGCAGGGATTTGACGATGCGCTCACAGGCGCCTTGGCCGTTGTCGCGGTCGTAGAGATCGGTGCGCATGGTGTCGCCGCTGATGTCGATCTTGAGCGGCCGGCCCCAGACGTAGTCGAAGTAGAGATCGCGGCTGCTGTGCGCGCCGAACATGCGTTTGCCGTCATCGCCGATGCCGATCTGTTCGCGGGCCTGTTCGATGGTCATGTCGCCCGGTTTGGCTTGCAGAAAGCCCATGCCCATGGGGCGCGAGCCGTTGTAAAGGCCTGCCAGAAGCGCCGCCTTGTCGATGCCTTTAATGCTGATTTCGCTCACCGTTTTCTCCTAAGTGATTGGGTTCAGCGCTGGCGGCGGCATCCTTCCGAAGATCCATGCCCGCCGGAGTGTCTTGGCCGCTGCTATCTGGCTAGAACCTTCATCCGGGCCGCGTTTGAAGCGCATAGAAAGATTATGCGCGCATGCATAAGATCACGCAAGCACTTTCTTTCATTCGTGCATAAATATTTTCACGAATCGAGCAAGTGGCTGATTTTTGACAACAAAAAAGCCGCCCGAAGGCGGCTAGTGGATCAACGCGAAGCGGCTTAGCGTTCTACTTGGTACCAGCCTTTACCGCGCATGCACCCGCTGTAGACGATGGCGACTTGAAGGGTGTTCATGCCAGTGACGCCGAACGCCTGTGCCTGGCACTGGCCCTGGTCCTGGTAGAAGTCCTGTTGGCTAGCACCAGCCTTCTCCCAGTAGGTTTGTTTGGTCGCGCAGCCGGCCAGAAGCAGCGCCAGTATCAAAACTCTCATTCCTGCTCCTCCTTATCAAGCAGCTCGTCAATGCCCTGTTCCCACTCTTTGTAGCGGTCTGGGTCCTTTGGGGAGGCCAGGCTACGTCTCACGATCGGCTCGAGATCGTCGGAAATCTTTCGGAGCTTCCTGGCCTTGCCTACTAGATAGATGCGAAAGGCATCCGGCAGGCTCTCGAAATCACGGATCAGGTCAACCGCCCCCTGAGGGAGTTCGGTTGCGTTGACGCCACGCTTGGCCCCGATCCCGGAAGCCAGCCATTCCGCATTGACGCGGAAGTAGTCGGCCAGCTTCTTGATGGTGCGCATCGACGGCTCTTTGATGATGCCGTGTCGAATCCGGTGGATTGTCGGCTGGGAAACGCCCGACTCCTCCGCGACTTTGGCGTCCTTGGGCTCGTGCGCCTCACCAAAGAGGGCGTTCAATCGGGCTTTTATGCTTTCCATATCAAGGAGATATTGCATTGCCGTATGGCCGGCGGCAATTCTCAATGCGAAAGTGTTTGACGGATGCATGCGGACTCGCATAGAATTTATGCATGTTTGAAAAAATGATCAGAGAACTTATCACGGATTTCGGCACGGAGAAGTCCTTAGCGGAGGCTTTGGGCATTGACCAGTCCACCGTGAATCGGTGGCTGCACGGCAAATCCTGCTCTGGGAAAGTGTTCGAGCGCGTTTATGCGCTGCACGCCAAGCGTAGCAAGACGGCGAAGCGCGCGCGGGTTGCCTCCTAATTCCCCCGTTGTTGTTACAAACAGGCTAATCCCAATGGCATGTCGCAACCATAGACCAAAAGGACTAGGCAAATTTGCCGGAATGCCGTTGCTTTGCCGTTTTTGCTTGCCTGACACGCCCCAGTTTGTCTCCCCGTCCCCGCTCCGCGCGAGCGCCGCTATCCCCCTGGCGGCCGGGACTTGCCAGCCGGTCTTCGGATCGGCTGGCCCTTTATTCGTGTTGGTCGTTTCCATAGCAAAAATTTTTGCATTGCAGCGACCGTCAACGCCAGTCAACACAATTGTGCCCATTTGATCCATGCAACGCGACCTTCCTCTAAAAGCTGAAATGCAGCGCGTAGACCGCGCGATCGTCGCCAGTCAGCCGGACATGAGCGCGGCCATCGTGTTGACCCAGACCATCGCCGGTCTGAGTGACGGCGAAATCTCAGACGCCCTCAAGATGGACAAGGCGCAATGGTCCCGCATCAAGAGCGGCGGCGCGCACTTTCCCCATGACCGGCTCTGCATGTTTATGGACGCCTGCGGCAATGAAGTTCCACTGCACTGGCTTGCGCAGCGCCGTGGCTACGAACTCATGCCGATGGAAACCGAACTTGAGCGTCAGCTTCGCGTGAAGGAGCAGGAGAACGAACGCATCCGCGCGGAGAACTCGGTGCTGCGTGGGCTTCTGGTGGGAAGGCAGGTATGACCCTCCTCCTCACCCTTCTCTCAACCCTCGCCCTGGCCGCGCTGATCGTTGCCGGCGGCGCCTGCCTGCTGGCCGGCATATCAGCGGTTATCGACCCGCAGGAGTGGCAATCGTGAACCTCTCCGCCCTCGTCCTCTTCGGCGGCGTCGTCCTGCTCGTCGGTGTCGCCGTTACGGCCTTCATCGTCTGGACCGCGCGCTGGCCCGGGATCACGTTGAACCAGCGGAGGCGGGGATGATCGGCGAGCCGTGCAGGCCAGGCGAACTGGCTTTCGTCATCAAGCAGCCGAAAGAAGGATGCGAATGCCCGGTCATGGTCTACGTGCGCGAGCAGGTCACCGATCGGGAATTCATCTTCGAGGGGCGCCTGATCTACGCCAGCCCGCCCGGAACGCTGCGCTGGCTTTGCGAGTCACGCGGGCGCGACTTCGCTTTCTTCACGGAGGACGGAAAGCTGCACAAGGCGAAGACATACGTCATCCGTGATGCAGTGCTGAAACCGTTCCGCCCAGGGGCCGATCCCAAGACCATCGAAACCGAAGAGCGCGAGGGCGCGCCGGCATGACCCCCGACGACTTCAAGCCCAACTGGATGCGCATCCTCGCCGACCTCACCAAGGCCGGCTGGAGCAACCGCAAGGTCGAGCGGCATCTTGGCTTTGGCCAAAGCTTTTGTACGCCCCTGAAAGCTGGGAAACAGCCGCTATACCACAACGGTGCCGCAATCCTGGCCCTGCACAAGGAGGTCTGCGGCAAATGAATGAACTCACCTGCGCCTTCTGCAAAAACCTATTTCTCTGCCCGCGCATGCGGAAATACTGCTGCAACCGCTGCGCGAAAAACGCCCAGTACGCGGGGCTCACGCGGAAGATACGCCCGACATTCGAGGAGGGCAAGACCCCCGAACAACTGGCGGCTGTTGATTCGTACCTGGGCGAGCGGGCGCGGGCTTGGGGGGTGGCGTGAGCGGCCGAATCCTCACCGGCGATGCGCTCGCCATGCTGAAGACGCTCCCCGATGACTCGGTGCACTGCTGCGTCACCTCGCCGCCGTACTGGGGCCTGCGTGACTACGGTGTCGAAGGCCAGATCGGGCTAGAAGCCACGCCGGCCGAGTTCATCGCGCGCATGGTCGAGGTGTTCGAGGAGGTGCGCTGCGTGCTGCGGCCGGATGGTACCTGCTGGGTGAATATGGGGGATAGCTACGCTGGTTCGTGGGGTGCTCAAGGACGGCCGCAAGGTGAAGGGCAAATGTCCGGTCGATCGGTCGCCAGCGCACGCCAGATTGGGGCGCACCCACGATTTGAGTCCTGCACCGGTACTCGCGGGAAAGAAGAAGGGCTCAAGCCCAAGGATCTGGTCGGCATGCCTTGGCGCCTCGCCCTTGCCTTGCAGGACGCCGGCTGGTGGCTTCGCCAGGACATCATCTGGAGCAAGCCCAACCCCATGCCGGAGAGCGTGCGCGATCGCTGCACCAAAGCGCACGAGTACATCTTCCTGCTGGCGAAGTCGGAGCGGTATTTCTTCGACGCCGAGGCGATCAGCGAGCCAGTGGCCATATCGACAATCGGTCGCCTTGCTCAGGATGTTGAGAATCAGGCTGGAAGCGATCGTGTGCCAGGGAAAACCAACGGCCCTATGAAGTCCGTGAGCAAAAGCGGGAATAAGCAAAGAAAGAACCGCCACGAACACGGAGGCAACCCGGCGCACCCATCCAATCAGGCTTTTGGTGTGCCATGGGAAGGCAGCACGCGCAACAAGCGCAGCGTCTGGACCATTACCACCAAAGGCTTCAGCGAAGCCCACTTCGCCACCTTCCCGCCCGAATTGCCGGAGATCTGCATCAAGGCAGGTTGCCCGGCCGGCGGCACGGTGCTGGACCCTTTCTTCGGCGCCGGCACAACCGGCCTGGTAGCCGATCGGCTGGGCCGTGACTGGATCGGCATCGAACTGAACCCGGCCTATGCCGCCATGGCGCGCCGTCGCATTGAAGGCGATGCGCCACTGCTGGCGGAGATTGCCGCATGACCTGCTGGCACTGCTCCCGCCCCCTCTCCATGGGCTACCGAGGTCCGATCTTCAAGGAGATCGAGATAGACGGAGAGAAGCGCCGCGTCCACATGCGCTGCGCGGAGGAGCTTGTCAATTCAGATGAGGTCATCGCTCCGCACATCTACCCCGAGGGGCCGAATTTCAGGGAATACAAGGAATGAGCGCCGTTCCGAACAACGTGGAACTGCGCCGGGAAGCTATCCGCCAGGCGAGTCAGGGCTGTATCGACGCCCATCGCCGCGGCGACAAAAGCGAGGAAGCGCGGCTGCTGGCCGAGTCGCGCCGCCTCACCGAAGAATTTCTCCGGGAGTTTCCGGGGGTGGATTTGAGCAGGGAATTCAATTGACGCAACTGATCAAGTACAACGCCGCCCGTCACGCGCTGGCCGTTGCTCGGCAGGTTGACGAGGTCAAGGACATTCGGGACAAGGCAGAGGCCATGCGTCTTTACGGGCAGATGGCGAAGGACAAGCAACTGGAAGTTGATGCGGCCGAGATTCGCATCCGCGCCGAACGCCGGCTTGGAGAGTTGATCGCAGCACAAAAAGCCACGGTTGGACTTAACCGCGGCACTCGCGTTCAGGGTCGTGATACCACTGGTTCCTCGGTGGTCGTGGCCGACGACCGCCGACAAACGCTTGCCCAAGTCGGTATCAGCAAAGACTTATCCAGCCGAGCCCAAGCCATTGCTGCAGTTCCCGAGGCGCAGTTTGAAAAGGAAGTTGGGAAATGGCGGGACCGCGTTGAAGCAGAGGGTGCGCGCGTCACGACACGCCTTGTCGCCGCCGGTCAAAAGGCCCAAAAAGAACAGCCGGGGTCGGATGCCTTTCTGAGCCCGGCTGAGGAAATGGAAATCCAGGCGAATCAGCTTCGCCAGCTTGAGGAGCAAGTTGCCTCCCTTAGCGCTTCAGATCAAGGAGTCGAACTTGCCAAACAGGTGGCCATGCGCCAGAACGCCGAAGACCAAGTGTTAGCCGAAATGGACAAGAACGCGCGCTACTCACGGGAACTTGACGCTTTGCGCAAGTGGCAGGGTCAAGTAGTGCAGATCGTCGGTGCCAAAGACCCCAAGGACGCGCTTCGCCTGATTCGTCAATCTTTCAAGGGGGCAACCGTATGAGCGACTTGTTCAAGGAATCGAAGGCAATCGAACTTCGCCCCTATCAGCTTGAGGCAATTGAGCGCGTGCGCAGCCTGATTCGGGAAGGGAAAAAGAACATCCTGCTTTGCGCCCCAACTGGATCAGGCAAGACCGTGATTGGTTCGCATCTGATCAACGAGGCTGACCGCAAGGGGCGGCGCGCGGCTTTTGTCGTTGACCGCGTGACCCTGATCAATCAGACCTCGGAAACCTTTGATGATTACGGCATCGATCACGGTGTCGTCCAAGCCGATCATCCTCGCAAGAAGCCGTGGAAGCATGTGCAGATTTGCTCCGCGCAGACGGTTGGCCGGCGGAAGTGGCCCGATGCTAATTTGCTGGTGATCGATGAGGCACATACGGTGATGAAGGTGGTTGTCGACCGTATCACGCCGCGTGACACCATCACTATCGGCCTGACTGCGACCCCTTTTACCCGCGGGCTCGGCAAACTGTATGACGGCCTGGTCAACGTCACGACCACAGCCAAGCTGATTCAAGAAGGGTTCCTCGCACCTTACCGCATTTTCGCAGCCGTCGAGCCGAATATGGAGGGCGTGAAGGTTGTTGCCGGGGAGTGGGTGGACGGCGAGGCCAGTAAGCGAGCCTTGGAAGTAGTGGGCGATGTGGTGGCCGAATATCTCAAGCACGGCGAAAACCGGAAGTTCATCTGCTCGGCCTGCGATGTTGCCCACGTGGAGGAATTGGCGCGCCAGTTTCTCGCCGCCGGCATCAATGTTGCCACCTACACCTACCGCGTTTCGGATGAGGATCGAGCAGACATTGTGCGCGAATTCAAGCGCCCCGATAGCAATATTCGGGGCTTGATTACCGTCACCGCGGCATCCAAAGGATTTGATGTTCCGGACATCGGCTGCGTGATCATGGCCCGGCCTCTTCGCAAATCCTTGGCTGAACACATCCAGTTCTTCGGGCGCGGGCTTCGCATTCACCCGAGCAAGAAGGATTGCATTGTCCTCGACCACTCCGGGAATTGCGCCCGGTTTTGGGATGAGTGGAACGAGTTTTTTGAGACTGGCGCGCTTGAGTTGGACGATGGGAAAAAGCGCGAGCTGAAGAAAAAGCCTAAGGGCGAAGAATCCGATTCGATGGTCAAGTGCGGTCAGTGTAAACACCTACACAAACCATTGCCGCGCTGCCCAGTCTGCGGGTTTGAGTATCCGAAAAAAGCCTCGATTCAGCATGTGCCCGGCACGCTTAAAGAAATGCTGGCCTCCGGCAATCGGGAGTTGATGACCAAGCAAATCTGGCCGCAGATCGTCTCCTATGCCCTGGAGCGTAAGGAGGGGGATGCCGCCAGAAAAATGGCTTTAGCTCTCTACAAGCAGATGACCGGCGATTGGCCGAAGTCCGACTTTTTCAATACCGAGCCGATTCCGGTTACTTCCGCAGTTCAGAGTCGGATTCGCTCTCTCAACATCAGGTGGGCGAAGGCCCGCGAAGCGCAACAACGTCAAGAGGCTGTAGCCGCATGAATTTTCTGTCTTTTGCCGAGAGCATGGGGCTCTTGATTCCCGATCTTCGAGATGACGGGAAGATCCACCGATGCCCCACAGCAGACAAACCGAAATCTGATAACGGTGCCTACATGCTTAACGGTCGCCGTGGTTGGTGCATGGATTGGCGGCAATCGGAACGCATTCATTGGTGGAACGACGATAACGCGAATCCATTCACCGAGGCGGAAAAAGCGGCATGGAGAAAGCGGCAACAGCAGACCTATGCCGATCGTGCAAGACGTGCGGAAAAGGCCGCGCAGCGGGCCGCCAAGATGTTGAGTGAGGCTGAGCTAGTGGTGCCAGTCCAGGGGCGCCCATGGCGGCCCGGCAGGCCCGCTGTTGAGGAAGTCTTGACCCATGCCTACTTGGTCCGCAAGGGCTTTCCATTGGAACCGGGCCTAGTGCTCGATGGGGAGTTGTTGGTCCCCATGTATCTCGTTGGTCAATACCAGCGTCCAGTTGGTCTGCAGCGCATCCAGCCTAACGGCGAAAAGAAATTCCTTGCCGGAACTCGGGCTAAAGGTGCAGTGCACCGGCTTGGCTCCGGCCGTTCCCGTGAGGTTTGGCTTTGCGAGGGGTATGCGACCGCCTTGTCGGTTCGAGAGGCATTGCGTACTCAATTCCGACAAGCAGATGTGATCGCCTGCTTTAGTTCTGGAAATCTTTCATACGTTGCCAGTCTTGGGCATGGGACGCACATCATGGCCGATCACGACGAAAGCGGGGCTGGAGAAGAGGCCGCGATAAAGACGGGGCTTCCTTACGTCATGCCGGCTAGGCTGAATTTTGATGCGAACGACGTGCATGTGTACGAAGGATTGGCCGCTTTGTGCTCTTTGGTCAGGAGGCGGGCGACGTAGACGCAACTGACTCGGGGCGCGTGGGGCTTACGACTGGCGCGCGCAACGTGATGGGCAATCGTTCACCAGGATCAGCAGAGACGATAGGGGGGCTTAAAGACTAGCCCGAGCAGGGACGGCGAAAGCTGTGAAGACTGGTCAACGAGTGCGAGAACGGGCAGCGAGTACACCTCCCACGCATTTGAAGCGAGGCTTGCTGCGGGCAGGGTAGGCCCGCTTCACGTCAAAAGCAAGGCATCCGGATGGAAGAGAGTACCTACAGAGTGAGTAAGGCGTGGCGGCTGGAGTGCGAGGCGCGTGAATGGTTAGAACGATTGCAGCGAGACCCGGACAAGATCAGGGCCAAGCTGAAGGTGATCGCCAAGAAACGCGGACAGGCAGCATCTGACGAACTAGCAGCAGCAATGCGAAAGGAATGGAAAAAATGACCCCCGACCAAAAACGCCGCTCCCGCGAATCCCTGGCCGCCTTCCTCGCCATGGAATTTGACCGCGAGGTCGGCGATCGCAAGGGAAGCTGGAAGGGGGGCACGACGGGCCACTCTATCGAAATGCTGCCTACCGACTCGCCGGAATGGGCGTTCCGCCGTTACTGCGCGGCGAATCGGCTGTTTTTCCTGTGCCGCATGCCGAACGAGGCGTACCGAGAACCGCCGAAAAGCGAAGAGCCTTCTTGTACGGCAAAGGTGCCGGCCTGATGGAACAAATAGGCATCGCCCTCTTCGGCGTACTCGGCATCTGGCTTACCCAGGACAAGCGGGCGAGCTGGAGGCGCTGGGCGTGTATCGCTGGGATGTGTTCGCAACCCTTCTGGCTATTCGCCGCAATCAAGGCTGGCCAGTGGGGTGCTTTCTTCATCTCCTGCCTCTACACCATAGCGTGGGCGCGGGGGATTTTCAACAACTGGATCAAACCGGCAAGCGCTGCCGCTGAAGGAGAGTGACCGTGCTCCACTACGCTTTGGTATTTCTCATCATCGCCGTCATCTCGGCGGTCTTTGGCTTCGGCGGCATTGCCGCTGGCGCGATCGGCATCGCCAAGGTGCTGACGATCGTCTTCATCGTCCTGGCTGTTTTCGCGCTGCTGGCTGGGCGAGGGGAGGGCTGACCATGTGCCCCATCGACTGGCTGGACATCGTCCGGGAAATCGTCGGCTGCGCTGCGATTGTTGGCGTCGCGTTTGCCATTGCGTGGGCCATCAGACCATGAGCAACGAATACACCATCGCCACCCTGGATGACTTCTTGGCGGTCCCAGAAGACCGCATTGGTGCATGCCTGGCCGACTTTCAAGAGTGGATACGCATCAATCGGCGCAAGCAAGACATCGAGACCGACCTGTGCGAGTACCTGGAAGTTGAGTCTGGCATGGTGACGCTGAATTCCGCCAAGTTCATCTGGTGCGACGACGGCATAGCGGGATTGCGCGCCATTGAGGTTCGAGGCAAGGACGGCAGCCTGCATGGCCGCGTCGAAATGGAGATCGAATAATGCCCTCCATCCGCTTCTCCGAAGACGCCATCTCCAACGGCAAGATCGGCACGGCCACCGTCTCCGGGCGCAAGCCGATGGGGCCGCTGCCGGTTGCTCCTGATCGCCGGCAGTCTCCGGGGCGAGCGGAGGTTGAGGTGGACGTAAAGGGCCGGCGCAAATACGGCAACGAGCCGGTCACGGTCGAAGGCGTGCGCCTGGATTCAAAGCGAGAGGCAAAGCGCTGGAAGGAACTGCGGGCCATGCTCAGGGGCGGCGCCCTCAAGTGGTTGGCACGGCAGGCGGAATTCATCCTGCCCGGCGGCATCGTCTACCGCTGCGACTTCATTTACTTGGCCGCTGGCGACATGGAAATGACGATCGAGGACGCCAAGGGCCATATCACCAAGGAATACGCGCTCAAGAAGAAGCTGATGGCCGAGCTCGGGTTCGAGATCAAGGAAGTTTAACGGGCACGCCGCGCCCTTGAGCGGCAAGGAGAAGCAATTGAGCGAAGTCAAGCAGAAACTCCCCAGCCGGTTCCAGATCGGCGATCACGTCAGCCGGCTCGGAACCGAGCATGTCTACGAAGTGACCGGCGTCCAGTTCACCGAGGGCAAGGTGCATTACCTGCTTGACGGCGGCGACACGCCTGTTGATTCTGCGGATGTGAATCCGGCGTAAATGGCCCAACAGAAGCGCCCCACCAAACCCAACCGCTACTGGCTACAGCGGGAGGAGGGGCGCATCTACATCCCGAAGAAACCAAGATCCATCAAGCCCAGAATCCAGGCCCACCCCAGAAGCTGCATATCGAAACACCGCGATCCCGACGAACTCACCGCAAGAGCAAGAGCTGCGACCAGGCTTGCAGAGCCGGATTGTGAAATCGTCAAGCTCTGGTGCTACCGCTGCAAGGACTGCGCGGGCTGGCACCTGACGCGTAAACCCAACAAAAGCCCACCGATTACCCGAGACAACACCCTGGAGAAGACGTGACCCACTACGAAACCTTGGGAATCGACAAGACCGCAGATGCCGCGGCGATCAAGGCCGCCTACAAATCCGCAGCCCAGAAGCACCACCCAGACAAGGGCGGAGACGAGGAGAAGTTCAAGGCCATCACGAAAGCCTACGAAATCCTCTCCGACCCGCAAAAGCGCGCCCGCTACGACACCGGCAAAGACCCGGAGGGTGCGACTGAGGCCCAGCGTGAGGAAGCCCTTTCCGCCCTGTTCCTGAGCGTGCTCGACAAGTTCGGAGACTCCATCGACATCATCGAGGAGATGCGCGCGCACTTCCGTAAGCAAAAGCAGACGATTGCGGCCGACATCACCATCACCCGCCAGCTCATCCGCAAGCGCGAGAAGATCATCGGCAAGGTCATCCGGAAGTCGGGAGAGAACTTCATCGTCGTCCACATGCGCCGTGACATCGCCCAGAAACAGGCCATGATTCAGGGCTGCGAAAAGATGCTGCTCCAGTGCGACGAACTCCTGGAAGACCTCAAGGACTACGTCTACGAGAAGGAGGCGGCCATGACCTATGCCACCTATCAACCGCTGGGGTACACCGCATGAGCGCTCTATTTACTGCCCCACCAAAGGTCGATTGGTTCCGGGTATTCGTGGACCTGGAAAAAGCGGGCCTGTGCCTGGCCGAAGTCGCGCGGCGCATGAACATTCCTAGGACCACGCTCGAGCACTGGCGCAACGGGGGCGAACCCAAGCACTCGGGCGGGGACGCGCTGCTGGCGTATTACCGGGAGATATTTGAGCGGCCGGAGCCGAGGATAAAAAGTCACGCATGACGACGAAGTTTCGGCACACGAATGCATTGCCAGTGCATAGTATTCAGGTGCCGATGAGAAAGAGTCGGCCAGGTGTGGAGCCTGATACGAGAGTAGACTGCTGAAAGCCCCTCGCTAGGGGCCGGTTCAGAGCGTCTATAGTCTTCTCGTACGCACTCCACAACTGGCCGATCCCTAGCAAGGGGTTTTTTCTTTCGTCGGCCGGATTGTGTGAACGGCGAAACGGCAGCGCGCTATCTGGTCAGGCCCCTACTGCGGACTTACACAGGGGCAGCGTGGGCAGAGAGCTAGAGCGCGTAGGGGTCGTCACCTGTTAAGCAATCCTGGTGCTGTCTGAGAGTCTGGCAACGTCCGAGCGACCGATCGACGGTGACGCAAGGAGACGCGAATCTAACTGCGGTTGGCTAGGGGATAGGTTCGCCGTCTTTCACTCCCTCTCTCGGGCTCGGCAAGAAACAAACCCCAAGCAGCAACGGAGTGATAGCCATGTGCGAAGACGACAAGAGACTTTTACGCGAGGCCGCTGAGCTGATGGAGGAGGCGGCAAGCGCGCTAATGCGGGCCGGCGGAATGCTCAACAAAGACCTGGCAAAAGCCCTGACTGAGAAGCGGGCGCAATTGGTCAGTCGCATGAACGCAACATAGCCATCACAACGACGAAACTTCGGCACACAAACGCCGAATATGCATATATATAGAGGGCTGCACAAATTCTTGAGCAGCCTGAATGCCCGGTGGCGCCCAACACAATAGCCTTCCTCGCCCTCTCTTTGTCGGCGGGGCGTAGCCATGGCTGGCAAATCAGGCATGCACCACCGGACCCTTAATCCGGCCGCCGTCGAACGCCTGCGCGACAAGATCAAGTCAGAGCGCTTAATAAAAGCGCTTGAAGATCATGTACTTGATGGCGCGGAAATGTCGAAATCTCAAGTATCTGCCGCCGTCGCGCTGCTGCGCAAGACCGTGCCTGATCTGAGCGCAACGGAACTGACCGGCGCAGACGGCAAAGACCTCCGCGTCATTCTACAGGTTGGCGATGCCGACCTTTGAGCTGACGCCGCGCCAGCGCGAAGCCAATGCGCTGCTTGCGTCTCCGGCAACGCACATCCTCCTCTATGGAGGTAGCCGGTCCGGCAAGACCTTCCTGGAGACGCGGGCGATTGCTACCCGAGCCATCAAGGCGCCAAAGAGCCGGCACGCCATCCTCCGCTTCCGCTTCAACGCAGTGGTCGCCTCGATTGTGGAGGACACATGGCCGAAGATGATGGAGTTGTGTTTTCCCAACATCGACTATGACGTGAACCGCAGCCTCTGGTTTGCGCGCCTACAGAACGACTCCCAAATCTGGTTCGGCGGCCTCGATGACAAGGAGCGCACCGAAAAGATTCTCGGGCAGGAGTACGTCACGCTCCTGCTCAACGAGATCAGCCAGATTCCCTGGGCGAGCCGTGGTGTTGCGATCACCCGCCTGGCGCAGCACGTCATGCAGAAGGTTGAGGGTATGCCAGTCCGGCCCCTTCCCCTGAAGGCTTACTACGACGAGAACCCACCCGACAAAGGCCATTGGTCGTACCGCCTGTTCGTGCAGAAGGTAGACCCGGAGACGCGAGAGCCGATCCGCAACCCCAACGACTACGCCCACATTCGCCTAAACCCCACGGACAACCAGGACAACCTCTCGCCTCAGTACCTAAAAACGCTTGAGGGCTTGAGCGCGCGGCTTCGCAGGCGCTTCCTTGAGGGTGAGTTCAAGGAGGAAAACCCCAATGCATTGTTCGCCGAAGCCGACCTCGACAAGTGGCGCGTCATCGACACCCCGCTTCCCGATATGCAGCGGATTATCGTGGCCGTTGACCCTTCGGGCTCGGGCGACACAGACAATGCGGATAACGATGCGATTGGGATCGTTGTCGCTGGACTCGGGACCGATGGAAATGGCTATCTTCTTGAAGATCTCACGGTCAAGGCCGGTCCTGCTACCTGGGGGAAGGTTGCAACGAATGCCTACGAACGACATAAGGCCGATGGCATCGTCGCTGAAGTTAATTTCGGCGGTGCAATGGTTAGATCGGTCATTCAGGCTGCACGCCCTCGCACCCCATACCGTGCACTGAGCGCTTCCCGCGGCAAGGTCGTCAGAGCCGAGCCCATCTCCAGCCTTACCGAGCAGGGAAAGATTCGCCTCGTCGGCTACTTCCCGCTCCTCGAAGACGAACTCTCTGGCTTCACCACCAACGGCTACATCGGCGGCAACAGCCCGAACCGGGGCGATGCCTTCGTCTGGGCGTTCACCGAACTCTTCCCCGGACTGACCAAGGCCAAGACCGAAAAGAAAGAGGGCCGTGGCGCTGTCCAGGGCTCCTGGATGTCTTGAGAAAGGAACCCATGTTCACCCCCCGCAAGAACCTCGTACTCGTCAAACCAGACCCCAAGGAAGAAGTGAGCCAGGGCGGCATCGTCCTTCCCGATGGCCCGATACGCGAATCGCACCGCATCGGAACCGTCCTGGCAGTGGGGAAAGATTCGGCGCTTGAAGTCGGAGATCGCATCGTCTTCGGCACCTTCGCCGGCCATCCCTACGAAGACAGCCTCATCCTGAACGAGTCGCCGGACTCGCTGGACATCATGGGCGTGGTGGTGGAGTGATGGGGGCTGCCGTGCTCAACGCCGTCACCTCGCAGCCCATGACCGGCCGCCGCGAGTTCCGCAGCGCCACCGCGCGCCTGATCGTCCCCGAGCTGGAGGACATCGAACTCATCGCCCGAACCCGCCAGATCAACGACCTCAACTCCTCGAACCCGCGCAAGGGCCACGCCACGGCACTGATGCACCAAATCTGCGACGAGGCCGACAAGAACGGCTTCCTCCTGATTCTGGAGGCAAGACCGTTTGCGGATGGAATCACGCAGGAGCAGCTTGAGAAGTTTTACCAGAAGTTCGGCTTCTGGGCCATCGAGCAAGAAGGACCAAGGCTGATGGCCAGGATGCCGGGCGGAACGCCTACCGATATTTCCCACTGAAAGGAACGACCATGCACCAGACCGCCGCTCATCCGGGCATCCATACCACGTCAGAGCAAACCCCGCGCGAGCCTAACCTCTCCGAGAAGTGCCGCCAGTTCGAGGACCGCATCGCCAGCATCCGCCAGGCGCTGATCGAGCTGGAAGGCGTCTCGCACCGCCTGCTCGGCGTCGATGTGAAGGCGCAAGTCGGCGGCACGCTCATCGGCAACACCCCGCCTGTGCCGCAGCCGGTCCAGCCGGTTGACCTGCACTTCGCCGAGAACCTGATGCAACTGGCCAACGCCGAGGGCTGGCTGCGCACCATCCTCTCGCGGCTGGATCGCGGGGTTTGATCGTGGATGGCATCAGCAACGTTCGCGCGGTCAAGTTCGGCAAGCAGCCGCCTAGCGACCTCTCCAAGTTTCTTCGCGAAACCGCTGATGCCGTCGATCGCGGCGATGTGGTCGAGTTCGTGTGTGCCTATACGCAGGACGATCAATTCCAGTTCCGGTACGGCGCCAGCCTCAAGGAATGCCTGGTTTTGTCGGCGCTCCTGCACAGCCAATGCATCGGGCGCTTCAAGGAGCCGGCATGACCGACTACGCCGCCCAATTCGCCGCCACCTACCCCAAGCCAGTGAACATCCCCGGCTCGGACTACGCCGCGCACAAAGACAAGATCGACGCCGCGGCATTCGTCAACGGCTACCGCCTGGCCGGTATCCACCCCCAGAGCAAGGAAGCCGTGTTCAGCACGAAATCATGAGCGAAACCAAGCGCCCCAACCTCAACGGCCTGCCCATCGCCCTCGGCATCGCCAGGGCCTACGGCTACGAAATCCCGCAGAAGGCATGTGCTTACCACATCGACGCCAACGGCCAGACCTGCCTGAGCGTTACCGGGATGCCTATCAGCACCGTCATTCTCGTCAAGGACAACCATGTTCAAGTCTGAACCGTTCAAGCGCGCCAAGGCCATGGCTGCGGATATCGCCGCGATCATGCAGAAGGCGGCCGGCGACCTCGCCATGCGCAAGATGCTGCTCGACGCCCTGCCGACCTACGAATCCCGAGGCCACGGCAAGCGCGCCCGCAAGATGTGCAAGACCAACTTCCTGCGCGGCGCCTACAACCCGCCGATCGCGCGCACCGGAAAACGTGAAACCGAGAGACGCCTGCGCCAAGCTGAGCGGCTGGAGGCCAAGCGCCGTGCATAGCTGCGCCTCGGTCGGATGGTTCCGGATCAGGGCTTGGCCGGACCACCACGAGCACCTGGTCTACGACCTCGGGATGCCGCACGTCCCGCTCTGGTACCGCCGCTTCATCCCTGCCGCCGCCGTCATGCCGCCGCCCTGTAGCGGCATCCACCGCCCGCTATTCCACGAATCCCGCCACGTCCGGCAGGAGCGCTCCAACCACGCCCAGCGCCGCCGACTGTTGCGCCGCCGCTTTGTGCAGGAACTCGCCGCATGAACCTCAACGACCCCCGCGCCCGCGAAGACCTCGCCATGATCCCACCCGAAGAGGCGGAAGAAGACGATGTCGATGGCAACAAGGTAGAAGACACCGACGACACCGCCATTGTCGATGAGGTGCGCCGCTTCCTGGAACACCGCATCGGCGCCGAGGCAGACAATCGCTCTGCGGCTCTCGATGACCTGCTCTTCCTCTCCGGTGAACACTGGGACCCGCAAGACGTGGCCCAGCGCGAGATCGACGGCCGGCCGTGCCTGACCATCAACACGCTGCCGACCTATCTGCACCAGGTCACGAACGATCAGCGGCAGAACTCGCCCAGCATCAAGGTCCACCCGGTAGACGACTACGCGGATATCGAAACCGCCAAGGTCTTCCAGGGCCTGATCCGGCACATCGAGTACAACAGCAACGCCAAGGTCGCCTACGACACCGCCGGGACAAGTGCGGCCGCCATCGGCTTCGGCTTCCTGCGCCTGGTCACAGACTACTGCTCTCCTGACAGCTTCGACCAGGAAATCCGGTTCAAGCGCATTCGAAACCCGTTCACCGTCTACTTCGGTCACTCCGAGGAGCTGGATGGTTCCGATGTCAAGCAGGTTTGCATCACCGTCAAGCTCCTGCGTAAGGACTTCGAGGCGGAATACCCGGATTCCCAAGCCGCCACCGCCTACAACAACCTCCCCCAAGGCATCGGCGACAACATCCGCGAGTGGATCACCGAGACGGAAATCCGCATCGCCGAGTACTACAAGATCGAGGAGACACCGGACACGCTGATCATGCTCAGCGACGGCTCGACGTGGTTTGAAAGCGACGGCCCGATTCCGGCCGACAAGACGCCCATGCTCGACGCCAAGGGTCAGAAGAAGACGCGCCCGACCATGCGCCGCCGCACGATGTGGCGAAAGATGACGGGCCTGGAAGTCCTGGAAGAGACCGAAATCAAGTGCAAATGGATTCCGGTCTTCCCCGTCTATGGCGATGAGCTCGACATTGAGGGCAAGGTTTACCGCTCTGGCATCGTGCGCAATGCCAAGGACCCGGCGCGCATGTACGACTACACCCTCACCAGCGCTACCGAGGAAGTTGCGATGCGCCCCAAAGCCCCATTCATTGGGGCGGTTGGACAGTTCGAGACGGACCCGGCCTGGATCACCGCAAACCGCCGTTCTCACGCCTATCTCGAATACGATCCCGTCGATGTAAACGGGACCCTGGCGCCTCCTCCTGCCCGCCAGCCGATGGCCGATGTGCCGACCGGCTACATGCAGTTGATGATGCACGCCTCCGACAACGTCAAGAAGACCACAGGTCTTTTCGATTCGAGCCTTGGGGCACAGGGGAACGCCACTTCTGGTCGTCAAGAGATCGCCCAACAACGCCAAGGCGATCTCGGCAACTACCACTACACCGACAACCTCCACATCACCATCCGACACGTCGGCCGTTGTCTGGTGGACATGATCCCGGCCTACTACGACGCGCCGCGCACCGTCCGCATCCTCGGCGAAGACAACACCGCCGAGCACGTCAAGATCAACCAGCCGATTCCGGAGACTCCCGACCCGGAAACCGGAATCATCCGCAAGGCTTTGAACGACCTCACGGCCGGCACCTATGACGTGACCATCAGCGCAGGCCCGACCTACGACACCATGCGACAGGAGGCTCTTGCCTCCATGGTCGATGTCGCTGGCAAGTGGCCCAAGCTCATGGACGTGGCTGGTGACAAGGTCATTGCCGCAATGGACTGGCCTGGTGCTCAGGAAATCTCCGAGCGCGTCAAGCGTTCGATGCCGGCCCAGGTTCTGGGCGAGGAAACGGACGGCGAAGTCATCCAGACCGCGCAAGGCCCACTTCCCGTTGCTCAAGCAGGGCAGGCGATCGACCAGATGTTCCAGCAGCTCCAGGGCATGCAGGACGCCATCAAGAAGGCCGGGGTTCTCGACAAGCAGAACAAGGCCAAGGAACTCGACATCAGGAGTGAAGAGGTCGAGATCAAAAAATATGAAGCCGAGACAGAGCGCATGAAGGTCGATGCCGACATCGAACGCGCGAACTTCGAGACCGGCGGGGCCATAGAGCAAGCAGCTCTTGCCGCGGCGAATGAAGCCGTGCAGTTGATCCTGCATTCGCCCCTCGATCAAGTCAAGTCCGCGCTCGGCATCCCCGAAGAACAGGAGACGCCAGCACAGGAGGCGGCCGAGTCTCCCCAAGAGCAGCAGATGGAGCAGCAGCAGGGGATTGAACAGCCGATGGATGGGGGTATGGGCGCACCACCGAATCAACCGCCGCCTGTCGCCGCGCCCGCCCCCCCAGAACCACCGCCTCAATAACGACGAAGTTTCGGCACACAACCACAGAAGGATCACCTACCATGTCTGAGCAAGAAGTTCCGGCGCTGGAAGTTCAGGAAGCGCCCCCGGTCGAACAGACCACCGAAACGCCCGCGCCCGCTGCGGAGGCACAGAACGAGGCACCGGAGAACACCCCGGATGAAGCCGCCAAGGCGAAGCTTGAACAGCAGAAGCTTTCGCGCCGGGAACGCCAACGTCAACGCGACCGCGAAGAATTCGCGCGCAAGGAAGGCGAATACCAGGCCGAAATCCGCATGCTCAGAGAGCAGCAGGGCAAGGCTACGCAACCGGTGGACGCCGCACCAAAGCGTGAAGATTTCGACGATTTTGAAGCATTCCTTGAAGCGAAGGCCGCCTACAAAGCCGAGCAGATAGTCGAAGCCAAGTTGAAGGAACACGACACAACGCGGCAGGGCAAGGAACGTGAATCGGCGGACAGCCAGGCAGCGGCCAAGCGTGCTCAGGAATGGGCGAAGCGCGAAGCCGACTACATCAAGGCCAACCCCGACTACACCGAGCGAGTCACCGACTTCCTCGAGAGCGGCGCGATCGAATCCTTCACCAAGGGTTCACGCGAATACCTCGTCGAGTCAGGCCCCGCCCTGGTGGACTACCTCGCCACCCACACCGAAGACGCGGAGCGCATTGCGCAGCTCAGTCCTTTGCGGCAAATCGCGGAGCTCGGAAAGCTTGAAATCAAGCTGGAAAAGGCTCCTCCCAAGCCGTCTGACGCCCCACCTCCAGCGAAGCCGATTGCGAGCGCCAGATCTTCCGGGAAGGACATCACCAAGATGACCGCCAAGGAGATCGAAGCCGACATGAAGGCACGAGGGAGCAAGTGGGTCCGATAAAGGAACCCTGTCGTGTCCAACGTACTCGCAACCTGTAGCATCGTCGCCAAAACCGCCCTCCCGATCCTGAAAAACATGCTGACGTTCTCCAAGAACGTCAACCGCGATTGGGAGAACGAGTTCACCGAGAACATGAGCCGTGGCTACGAGCCCGGCACCACCATCAGCATCAAGAAGCCGCCGCGCTACACCTACCGCGCCGGCCGCGTGGCGGTTCCGCAATCGACCGTGGAAAACACCGTCCCGCTGACCCTGAACCAGGGTGGCTGTGACCTCCAGTTCACCAGCGCGGAACAAACGCTGTCGCTGACCCGCCTGGAAGACAAGATCGCTGCCGCCATCGCCCCGGTGGCCAACGAAATCGACCGCCAGGGTCTGACGCTGGCGCACTACTCGACGTTCAACGCCCTGAACCCGACCGGTGCCCTGCCGACCACCCAGCTCACCGCCATCCAGGTGCTGACCTCGGTGAACCAGCGCCTCGATGAAATGGCCGCCCCCGTCCGCGACGGCAACCGCTCCATGATCATGAACCCGGCCCTCAACGCCGCCATGATTCCCGGTTTCGCCGGCCTGTTCAACCAGGCGGTGAGCGTGAACGGCCAGTACAAGACCGGCTACATGCAGGATGCTTTCGGCATCCACCCCGGCATGGACCAGAACGTGGACGTGCACACCAACGGCACGCAAAACGTCGCCGGCACCAACATCAACGCGGCGAACCAGACCGGTTCCAACATCGTCGTTGTCGGCCTGGGCGGCACCATCACCCGCGGCACCGTCATCACCCTGCCCGGCGTCTTCGCGGTCAACCCGCAATCGCGCAACACCACCGGCACCCTCGCGCAGTTCGTGGTGACTGCCGACTGCGCGGCTGGCGCGACCACCATCCCGGTATCCCCGGCGCTGGTGACCTCGGGCGCGTTCCAGAACGTGACCGCCTCCCCGACCAACGGCCAGCCGTTTCTGATCGTGGGAGCTGCCTCCACCGCCTACTCCTGCAACGTCGGCTACCACAAGGACGCCTTCACCCTGGCGATGGTTCCGCTGTGGGCGCCGCCTGGCGGGAAGGGCGTGATCGACGTGGCGCAGGAAACCATGGACGGCTTCACCGTGAAGGTGACTCGGTTCTACGACGGCATCAACGACAACGCCATCACGCGTATCGACGTGCTGTTCGGGTGGGCCGCGACTTATCCCGAGCTTTCCGCCCGCTACTACACCGTCTAAGCCCTGGCGCCCGCGCAACTTTCAAAGGAACCGAAACCATGTCCGTTACCCTTCTCCGTCCCTATGGCGGCTTCGCCGCCAACGCGGTCGTTCGCTTCACCGACGACACCGAGCAGGCCCTGATCGCTCAAGGTCTTGCTACCGCCATCGGCGCCTCCGATACCATCGTTCCGCAATCGCTGACCGGCCTTCAACTGGTCACTGAAGGCGGAAACGTCGCCTGGGCCAACGCCCAGGGCCAGGGCACTCCCTCCGTTCCCCAGGGTCCGACGATCCTGCCGAACATGCCGCTGGGCACTGCCGCCCTGACCGCTGCTGGAGCCTCTTCGGTCCACGTGGCCGGCACGCTGAACGTCAGCGAAATCTACGTCCCGCACTGGAACACCTGGAAGGGCCTGGCGGTCCTGAACGGTACCGTGGTCGGCACCGACAACATGCTGGTCGCCCTCTACAACTCCAGCGGCGCGCTGGTGGCCAACTCGGCGGTTGCCGGCACCCTGTCTGCCGGTGCCTCTTCGTTCCAGAACCGCGACTTCCTGGTACCGGTCACACTGGTTCCGGGCCGCTACTTCTGCGTGGTCCAGTCCAACGGCACTACGGCGACCTCCAACAAGTTCGTCGCCGCGAACGGCGTCAACGTGATGACGACCTCCATCGCGGGCGTGTTCGGCACCCTGCCGGCCACCATCACCGTGCCCACGACCTTCACGACCGCGGTCGGCTGCGTCTGCCAGCTCTACACCGTCTAAACCTCCGGGGCCTAGCGCCCCGGTTTTTGGAGAATGCCCATGCGTTATCCCATCTTCATCAAGCGCGAGGAGAGCGACGAGCATCCCTCCGCGTTTGTGCAAAACGAAACCGAACACGACGCCCAGCTCAAGGGCTGGGGAAAACCCGGCCTGGATTTGGAAAAGACCGAGCCATCGGACGACGGTGAGACCGTCGAATCGCTGCGCGCCAAGCTCGACGCCAAGGGCATCGAGTACAGCCCGCGTGCCGGCGTCAAGAGGCTGACGGAGCTTCTCGAAGAGGCCGAATAACAGGCCATGCCGAGCCCGACCACTGCCATCAAGCTCATTCGCAGCGCCCTCGGCGTGACGAATGCTGTCGGCGTCGATCAAGAGTTGACGGCCGACGAGATTACTGGCGCCCTGGAAGTCCTCAACGACATCCTTGAGCAGTGGTCAACGGACTCGCTCACGCTTTGGAGCACGACCAATAACACCTTCATGACGGTAGCCGGGCAAAAGGTCTACGGCATCGGCCCGACAGGGGATTGGGTGGCGTCCCGTCCTGAACGTATCGTCCTTGATGCTTACACGTCGCTCCCAATCGGAAGCGCGACGCCGCAAAGCTTCCCCTGCACGATGATCAGCCAGCAGGAATACAACGACATCGCGGTGAAGGATCAGCAGAACCAATTTGCCCTGCGGTACCTGTACGTCAACGAGTTCCCGAATGGGCTGCTGACGCTCTGGCCTGTGCCAAATGTCGCGGCCCCCTTCACTCTTTCGTTTGACCGCATTCTCACCCAGATCACCAATGCGGGAGCCTCGATCAGCTACCCGCAGGGCTATGCAAAAGCCTTGAAGATGACTTTGGCCGTCGAACTCGCGCCGTATTTCGGCAAGCAAGCGAGTCCGGACGTGAAGCAGATCGCCCAGCAAGCCTATGCGGACATCAAGCGCGCGAACAAGACGCAGAAGGTGCTGCAGTTCGATCGCGCCACGCAGAACCGTCGCGGCTGGCCGCGAGGCGGATACATTGGGGGATGGTGATGACCGTCTCTCGCATCCCCCTTTTCGGCATCGGCGAGGCGTCCAAGAGTCCGTTTGTCACTGCCAAGGAACTGCAGAACATCTACGTCGAAGCTCGCCCGCAAGGCGAGAAGTCGTCAATGGTGGCGTACCAGACGCCTGGTCAGGTGTTGTTCAACGACTTCGGGGCTACTCCTCCGCGTGGCGCCCTTGAGTTCGAGTCGCTGAATACCTTCTTCGAGGTGCACCGCGGCGTGCTTTGGGAGGTAAACAATGCCGGCGTCGCCACCAATCGCGGCACCCTGCTGACGACCTCGGGCCGGGTTTCCATGTCCGACAACGGCGTCCAGATCATGATCGTGGACGGGGCTTTTGGCTATATCTACAACACCTCAACAAACGCTTTCGCCCAGATCACCGACGCCGACTTTCCCGCAAACCCGCAGACCGTCACGTTCCTGCTTGGCTACTTCATCGTCAGTTTTCTCAACACCAGCCGCTTCTACGTCTCCGACCAATACAACGGCTTGAGCTGGAACGCGCTGATGTTCGCCAACGCCGAGACATCGCCTGACCCGATTGTCTCGGTGTATGAAAGCAATGGCCAGTTGATCTTGCTCGGCACGAAGACGACTGAATTCTGGGGCGCGTCCGGCGACCTCAACTTCCCGTTCTCGCTGATCCTGGGAACAGCGACGAAGTGGGGCCTTGCCGCGCGCTGGAGCATCGCCGCCTACGACAACTCCTTCATGTGTCTGATGAAGGGCAAGCAGTCGGGGCAGGTCATGCTCGCCAAGATGAACGGCTATCTGCCGCAGAAGCTTTCGACCATCGACTGGGATGGCATCGTCAACGGCTACACGAACACTGCCGATGCGACCTCCTACAGCTACATGCTCGGTGGCCATCCCATGTTCGTGATCTCGTTTCCTTCGGCCGGGGCTTCGTGGCTGTATGACGGCTCGACCGGGATCTTCACCAAGCTCAAGAGCTACGGCCAATCCAGGCACAACGCCGAGTTCTCGATCAACTACCTCAACAACACGCTGGTATTCGACAACCTCGTTGGCCGGGCCTACAAGCTCATGGCCTCTGCTTTGGATGACAACGGCGTCTCGATCGAGAAGCAGATCACCGGGGAAACGATCGCCTCTCAGGGCGAGGAGTTTATCCAGATCGACTGTCTACGCGTGGACATGGAGGTTGGTGATGGTCTGACCTCGGGCCAGGGTGTGAACCCGCAAATCTCGTTGACCCTCTCCCGCGACAACGGCAAGACCTGGGGCTCGGAGATGTGGAAGAGCATGGGGAAGATCGGCGAATACAACAAGCGCGTCGAGTGGCGGCAGCTTGGGACGTGTCGTTACCTGACCCCACGACTAAGGATCACCGACCCCGTTCCCGTCTGCATCGTCAGCGCCTGCATCAACCCGGACACGTAACCATGGCTCTCATCGGACAACCCACAGAAGGTCCAGTCGTAGACGCGGATGGCAATGCCAAGCCCGGCTACAAGGACTTTTTCAGCCAAGTCTTCCGGCTGCTGGTGGCTCTCACCCTCAGCGGGACTACGTTGAATCGCCCAACGACCTTCCTTTTTGTCGGCCGGATTTACTTTGACACCACGCTTGGAAAGCCGGTGTGGTTCAAGAACCCGGGTTGGGTAGATGCAACGGGGGCGCCGGCATGAACGAAGTCATCGAAAAGCCCCAAGCCCTCCGTGACCGCCTGCGCGCCTTTGAAGGATTGCTGCGCGAAGTCGCAGAGACGCAAGGCAATCAGATGTGCCCGGTCGAACACCACTGGACGCCAGGCGTCTATGCGCGGGAAATGTTCATCCCCGCCGGCTGGTGCGTGATCGGGAAGGTACACAAGACCGAGACGATGGCCGTCCTCTCCTTGGGGCATCTGCGGATTTTTACTGCGGAAGAAGGAGCAAAGGACATCTACGCCGGAGAAGTGATCAAGGCAAAGCCTGGAGTCCAGAGGGCGGTTTACGCCTTCGAGGACAGCCGCTTTGTCGTCTTCCACCCGAATCCCGACAACGAAAAGGACGTGAAAGTTTTGGAACAGAGATTCGTGGTTGACAGCATCGAGCAATGGGAGGCGCTATGTCTTACGGCCTAGTCGCAGCCGGTATCGGCGCGGCAGCAAATATCTACGGCGCCAGCCAGTCCGCCAGTGCTGCCGGTGACGCCGGCAAGCTCCAGGCTGAAGCCGCAGGCGCTGCGGCCACTCGCGCCAACCAGATCACGCAGCAGGCGCGCAGCGACTACGCGCCGTACATGCGCTCTGGTGCCAATGCCAATAGCCGCCTCGACTATCTGCTGGGCCTGACCCCATACGACGCCAACGCCGCCGCCCAGGCATGGCGCGATCAGATCATGGCCAATGGGGATCAGGTCAGCGAAAACTGGACGCCGAATCAGGGCGATCTCAATGCCTACGTCAAGGATCACGGTCTCGATACAAGCCAATCGGGTTCGCTGACGAAAGCGTTCTCTGCCGACGACCTAAACGCGGACCCGGTCTATCAGTCTGGCCTGAAATTTGGCCTGGACCAGGGGACGGCCGCGATCAATGCGCGCGCCACGGCGACGGGGAATTACGACTCCGGGGCCACCCTGAAGGCGCTGACCCAGTTCGGCAACGACTACGGGTCCACCAAGGCGAACGACAGTTTCAACCGCAACATGGCGACCAAGCAAAGCATCTACGGGATGCTGAGCGGTCAACAGGCTACCGGGCTCGGCGCGACGAATTCGACCACCAGTGCGGCGACCGGGGGAACGGCTGCCGCAAACGACTACTCCACCCAGGCAGCCAACGCGCGCGCAGCCGGGGTTGTGGGTGGTGCAAACGCATGGGGTGGCGTCGGCAACAGCCTTTCAAGCGCATACAACAACTACAACAACAACTCGATCTTGCAGAAACTTCTGAAGCCGGCTTCGGTGGGCACGTCGGCGCCGGCCAGTTCTTTCAGCACTGATTACTACGCGGGATAAATCATGGCCATCGACCCATCTATTATCCTTTCCGGCCGTCCCCCGGTCCCGGTTCAAACCCCGGACCCGCTGGAGAACTACGCCAAGATCATGGGCGTCAAGAACGCCATGCAGCAGGGGCAACTTGGGCAACTCCAACTCAGCCAGGCTGAGAAAGCTGCGCGTGATGAAGAGGCATACGGCGAAGCTTTCAAGGCTACTGGCGGCAACTTCGACAAGTTGCTGCCAGAACTCGCCAATCGCGGGCTGCCAAAACAGTATCTCGATGTGCAGCAAAAGATTCTCGGCAACAAAGAAAAAGAATCGGTAATCGGCAAGAACACCGCCGACGCATCCCTCACTCAGCAAAAGGTGATCGGTGAAGTCGTCACGCGCGGCCGCGATCAGCTTGCCACGATCAATGACCCCCGCACGGCTGCCGCATGGACCGCAGCGCAGTTCAACGATCCCATCATGGGGCCGATCCTCAAGTCCCAAGGCGCCACGCCGGAACAGAAGATCGCCGAAATCCCCACCGATCCCGTCAAGTTCCAGGAGTGGAAGACCACGCACATCTTGAACGCTGAGAAGCTGGTTGCTCATCTCGATGAGCAGCGCAAGCAGATCGAGAACGAGCGCAACAACAAGGAGCAGAACCGGGCATCGATGATCAGCGCCGGTGCGTCTGCCTCGCAGGCAAGCACCGCCGCTGGTCGCTTGGCTCTCGAAAGAGAAACCGCAAATCGTCCTGTCTTCTCGGAGGGTATGAGCGCATTTGTCACGCGCCCAGACGCGCAAGGAAACGCCAGAGTTATTGCGCCAGTTGATGCATCCGGCAAGCCCATCCCGAATCGGAAGAACCAAGAAGACGCGGACAACTTGCGGAAAGAGTTCGCCGCGCTCCCGGAGGTGAAGAGCTACAAAGAGGTGGTTCCAATCATCCGCAGCGCCACTAAGGCCCCCAACACCTCGCAGGGTGACATTGACCTCATTTATGCAATGGGCAAGGTCATGGACCCGAACAGCGTCGTGCGCGAGGGTGAGATGAACATGGTCGTTAAATCCGGCTCACCGGAGGAGCGGGTCGCCGGATATATCAACTACCTGAGGGGCGGTGGTCGTCTATCGCCAGCAGCGCGCCAAAACATGATGAACGTTCTTAACAATCGGGTTGGGGAACTTGAGAACTCTTACAAGTCTGCCCGTTCGACCTATGAGGGAATTACCTCGAAGCGCGGTTATCAGCCCGGCGATGTTTTTGTTGATCTTCCGGCTACCGGGGCATCGACGACCCCCGCCGCGCGCCAGGCACCCGCCGCAGTGAAGATTAAAGGCGATGACGGATACAACGCGCTTCCGTCTGGCGCGCGTTACGTAGGGCCGGATGGCGTGGAAAGGATCAAACCGTAATGGGCTGGCAAGACGGAATCCCTATCAATCAGGCCCCCCCGCAAGCGGCTCAACCCGCTTGGATGCAGGGAAAGCCGGTTGCCCCCGACCCGGAGCAAGGCAGCGATCGCGCCAAACTCCTGTCGAGCGTTCCCATGCGCGTCGCCAAGGGCTTGAAGGACACGATCGACGGTCCCGCGCAGCTCGCGGCGCATGCCGTGCCGGCGTTCGTCAACAACGTGACTGGCGGCATCACGGAACGCATCCTCGGCCCGGACTGGGCGAACAAGGGGCTGGACAAGTTCACCCAGGCAGTCCACGACATTCCGGTAGTAGGCGAGGCCATTCGCGCCAGCAACCTCCTGGCGATGCCGAGCCAGATCGACAAGGACATCAAGCAGTCCAATGCCGAGTATGAGCAGGCTCGACAGGCAACTGCACCGGCCACCATGGAGACCCTGGTAACCGGGAAGCGTGAACCAGGTATGGATGTCGCGCGCCTGGTCGGCAATGTCGTCGGCCCGGGCAATGCGCTGATTCCGCCCGCGGCAAAGGCCACGACCCTGGCCGGCCGTGTCGGTTCCGGGGCCATGCAGGGGGCCAGCGCTGCCGCCCTACAACCTGTGGTGGAGGGCGACAACTACGGCGCCTCCAAGCTACTCCAGGTCGGTGTCGGTGGCGTGGCCGGGGCCGTTCTAGGCCCGCTGATCACCAAGGCAATCGACGCAACTGCCGCGAAGCTCGGTCCGCTTATCGACCGCCTCAAGGTTTCGCCGTCTGACCCGAGCATGCAGGCTGAGGCCAAGCGCGTCCTGGATGAAGCGTTCAAGGCTCAAGGAGTGGAGGCCGCCTCTGTTCCCGAGGCTATCCGCAAGAAGGCCTTGGGCGAGGTCGAAGCGGCTCTCAAGACTGGAGGGAAGATCGCCGACCCCGCGCAGCTTGTCCGCAAGGCCGAATTCGAGGCTTTGGGCATGGAAGGCACGCTCGGCCAGGTCGGCCGCGATCCCATGCAGTTCGCCAAGGAAAAGAACCTGCGCGGCATTGAGGGGGTTGGCGAGGAGTTGACCAAGCGCTTCAACAAGCAGAACGAACAGTTGATCACCTCCCTGAACACTCGCGGGGCTGCTGGTGCAAAGGGCGCCTACACGACTGGCGAACAGGCTTTGGACGCCCTACAGGCTGTAGATGCCGCTCGAAAGGCTGGCGTCGATGCGCTGTATGCCAAGGCAAAGGACAACCTCGGCCGCGCCGCTCCGCTGGATGCGAGGGCGGCGACTGAGGCCGCTGGCCTGAAGCTGGCGGAAGAGCATGCGACTGGTTCTCTCCCCCCGGCCGCGCGCGAAATCCTGAACGACATCGCGACCGGGAAAATCCCGTTCAACGTCGATACCAAGGAGGCTGTCGTCAAGGCCCTGTATCGCATGGGGCGGGGAAAGGAAGACGACGCCGGCTACGCCATCGGGATCGTCCGCAAGGTCCTGGATGACGCTCCATTGGCGGAAGACCATGGGCTCGGTCAAGACGCGCTCAACGCCTTCCGTGCCGCGCGTACGGCCCACGCCGCCCGCATGGATCTGCAGGACAAAATCCCGGCTCTCAAAGCTGCGGTTGCCGATGTCGCCCCCGATCAGTTCTTTCAAAAGTACGTGCTCAAGGGCGACCGCCGCGACCTGATGTCGCTGACGAACACCCTGAAAAAAGAATCCCCGGAAACGGTGGAGCAGATCAAGTCGCAAATCCTCGATCACCTGAAAGCCAAGGCTTTGAACGGGGCGACTGATGAAGTCGGCGTCTTCTCCCAGTCCGCCTACAACAAGGCCCTGGATTCGATTGCCGACAAGCTGCCCGCGTTCTTCTCTAAGCAGGAGATCGCTGAACTTGGAAGGGTGGGGCGCGTGGCGTCCTATATCCAGGCCCAACCAGCAGCGGCCGCAGTGAACAACTCGAACACCGCAAGCGCCGGCATGAACCTCTTGTCGATGGCCGGGAAGCTGCCGGTCATTGGACCGCACGTGCAGAAGTACGCGGTCAATCCGATTGAAGAGGCGGCGCAGCGAAGTGCTGTCTACGACGCCCTAAACGCTAAGCCTGCGGTACAGGCGTCCCAGGAGTCGGCCGAGCGCATACGAAAGCTTTTGCAGGGCACCAGCCGGCCGCTGCTCATTGGGGCAGGCATCGCGGCTGGAAACGCGGCGCAGTAGTTCCCAGAAGGCAGGGGCTAGGACGCAGGCAATGATTTGCTCGGTGGACATGGTCAGCACCAGAAATAAGCAGTGAACCAATTATATCGGAACGCAGATGGCAACCGTCAGACTATCAAGCTTCGGCCCCAAACGCCAATTCGTCGGCACTGACGGCCTGCCGCTGTCCGGGTATTGGCTGTTCTTCTACGTTGGTGGGTCGGTCAACACCAAGCAAAACACCTACACCGACTCGACTGGCACCGTTGCCAACCCGAACCCCATCCAGTTGAACAGCCTGGGTGAGGTGCCGAATGAAATCTACTTCGTCAGCGGCTCGACGTACAAGGCTTTCCTTGAGCCCCCGGACCCGTCGAATCCTTCGGTTCCCATCGACCCCCCCACCTCCGGGCAGACGCTTGGCGACTTCCTGCAGGGCATCAACGACACCTCGACCACGATCGACCAGTGGATCACCGGGCCGACGCCGACATTCCTCAATGCCACCCAGTTTACGCTTGTTGGTGATCAGACCTCAACGTTCCATGTCGGCCGGCGTCTTCGATTCACTGTAACCGCTGGGACGGTCTACGGGACCATTACCGCATCCGCATTTGCGGCCCTGACAACCATCACCGTATCCCTCGATTCAGGAGCTTTGGATTCTGGGTTGTCGTCGGTCTTCTACGGCATCATTTCCTCGACGAATACGTCGCTGCCTTTGACGGGTGGGAATGCCGTCAAGATCACCTATCCAGGCGGTGTGCCAACCATCAACAGTGTGCCATGCCCGGTCAGGCAAACCGTATTGTCCGGCCCGGTCGATGCCTCTGGATTCTCGGCGTTTGGTGGGGCAACCGGCACCACAACGGTTACAGCAGCCGGCACGCTGATCGTTGCCGCGGCGAATGGATTCTCTTCCACGTTCTCCGCAGTCGATCGCGTCGGCTCTATCGTCAACCCATCGTGGACTGGGTTGTCAACCAACGGCACGATGTACCTGTATCTGGACATCGCCGCTGACGGTACTTGCACGACCGGCTCAGGAACTCTTGTCCCGGTCTATCAATGGGGCGGGGCATTCTCCACGACGAGCGGCCAGTTCACTTTCAACATCCAGCAGATGACGGGGCAGGTCGGCAACGGCGCTACCGCCGCCCAGACCTTCCGCGTCTATGTCGGCGAAGTCACCGTTGCCGGCGCTGTTGTGACGGCGATCACCTGGTACCAAATTCTCGGCCGCTACAGCAACACGCAGGTAGCGATCGCTGCGGGAACGCCGTACTCGTTCAATTCGAACCTCGGCGTCACACCGACGAAGATGCTGGTGTTTGCACTCTGTAAAAACGTTGAAGGCGGGTATTCGGTTGGGGATCGTGTCCAGGTTCTCTACTCCTACGATGCCGGCGGCCGAAACGTCAGCTACGCAGTGACGCGCAACAATTTCACATTGGTTTTCTCGGCCTCTGGTCTTCAGTTCGCGCACAAAACCACTGGTATCGGCACGTCCATGACGGCCGCCAACTGGTCGCTGGAATTCTACGTCGAGCGGGGCTGGTAATGAGCTTCTGGATCGGCTCCAACGGATACCACGGCGGCGAGGCATTGCCTGGCGACCAGGAGGTTCCTGAGCGGCCGTCGCCATTTCATACGTGGGATGGGGAGCAATGGGTGCTTGTTGATGGCGGCCTCAACGCTTCGATCAAAGCCCAAATCTTCGCCATCGAGTCAGCCAACCTGGTGACTCAGCGCGCCCTGCGGGAATCAATCGTGGGGTACTGCACCGCGTTTAAGGCACTGGCGGCGACATCGAAACTGATCATTACCGGCCTCGGTCCGGCTGTGCCAGCGCCCACCGCAGCCGCGATCAATGCGCAACTCGATCAGATCACGGCCAAAGCGGACGATCAGATCGCCAAGGTGCTGCCCGTCGAAAACCAAATCATCCCGCTGCGCGCGCAGCTACTTCCGGAGTAGCCATGCTTGAACTCATTGCCAAGGGCTTCGCCCTGCTCTACGCCACCTGGATCTTCTACCTAGCGGTGATGAACCTCAAGCGCGCAAAGGACGCCGGCAAGCTGACACTCCCGGCCAAGGTGATGGGCTACCCCGTCCTCTTCGTCGGCCTCGCGCTGGACTGCCTGCTGAACATGACCGTCTGCACCTTCCTGTTCCTTGAGTTGCCGAAGGAGGGCTTGGTAACTGCCCGGCTCAAGCGCCTGGCGGCCGGCGATGGGTGGCGGAAAGTCGTGGCCATCTGGTTCGCCGTCAACTTGCTCGATGCCTTCGACCCATCCGGGCGTCACGTCTGAGTACAAACCCATGAAACGCATCATGTTGAACGCCGTCGAGAAAAGGCTGGTAGTCGGGCAATCCCCACTCCATGACCAGCCTCATGCTGGACAACTGCGCCCGCAATTTCTCCTCGGAAAAGAACATGCACGGCAGCAGAATCTCCTCCCCGAACAGGGAAGGGTGGACACGCTGCATGGTGATGCGTTGCTCGGAGAGGATGGGCACTTTGTCAAGGACAAGGAAGTCGGGATTCATGTCGATCAAGGCCTGAAGCTGCGCATGCGGGTCGGGCGTGTATTGAAGGGAGCCGCTACTGAGGATGACGGGCGCGGGTTCCATGATCGTCGAAAAATCGAGCACGCCATCGGCAAAGCGCTCGGTACCCAATCGCACCGTCTCTTCAAGTTCCACGACTGTCCATCGTTCGATGTTCAGGAGATGCCGAAGGTGGAAGTAGTGCGCTCCCAAAGCACCACCAAAGTCGCAGATATGCATGGCTCCTACGTATTGAAGAGCCGCGAGCAGGCGAATGTTCAACTGCGAAATCATAGTTTGCCGCTGTATCGCCGCCGTGTTTTTCGCCGTCCTCTCCAGGATCGCGGGATTGCGATAGCCGGGGCCGCATTCCATGGCCACCTCTTCAAAGGTGGCGAAGTTGCCAATGTTTCCGTAGAGCCTGACCTCTGGAGCGGGAGGAACGGGTATTGGGGGCGAGAAATGTCGCTTGAGGAAATTCCAGATCAGCGGAGGACATAGCTGGTAGATCGCGTTTTTCATTTTTGTGTCCGCAGTAAAAGAGGGGCGACCTGTTGACGCAGGCCCCTTCTCCCAATGACCAACCATTGAGCTAGGACTAGGCCCCTCCCCCCGATCGGGGACCGCCAGCTTAGCAGAAAGAGATGTCATGAGTTTTCCGGAACACGCCGCCTCCTCTGGTGCGCAAGTCATCGCTTCAAGCGTAACGGCCGCGACGCTGGCCCTGACTGGATTACCTTATCTCGCCCTGCTCTGGAGCTTCCTCGGAGCTGTCGCCGCGCTGATCTTCACCTCTCCCGAGACACGAGGCCGGGCCTTTCTGACCGTGTTCGCCTCTGGCGTCGTCGGTGGTGCAGGGGGGAACGCTGCCGCGGCATGGCTGGGCGGCGGGGAGTCGGCTTTGATTGTCGCGTGCCTGGTCGCCGGGGCCGGTGCAAAACCTCTTCTCACGGCCGCCATCGAGGGCTTGCAGGCCCGTATCAAGAAAGCGAGCGAATGATGCTGCACGCCATCACCATTTGCCTATCCATTGTCGTTCTCCTGACCTCTGGATGTCGGCTCATCCACATGAGCATCAAGACGCACAAGACGCTCTGGGTCGCGTTCTTTGCCTGCATCGCGCTAGGTGCTCTCGCCGCTGGATTCGAGGCCACCCAAGGGCGCGCTGCATGGCCACAAGTCGGACTCCTTCTCGGGGCCGCTCTATATCTCCTGGGCTCCCGAGACAACTGGCGCGCGGGTGCGCCTTCTTTCATGCTGAGGTAGCCATGTACCTACTAGTCGTAGTTCTCATGTTCTCGGGCGGCCAATACGAGGAATTCGTTTCGCCGGCCAAATCGCAGGCCGAGTGCGAGGCCCACCTACCGGAAATACGCGAGGCGGCGGAACAGCGCCTGACGCGAGACAAACGTGTTGTCGGCTACACGATGACGTGCAATCCTGTGAAGGGGAGGGAAGTATGACCCCCGATCAACTCCAACACATCTACGGCTGCTCGGCCGAGCGCGCCGCCACCTTCTGCGAGCCACTGAATGCGGCGATGCGGCGATACGACATCAGCACGCCGGCCCGGCAGGCGGCTTTCTTGGCCCAGGTCGGCCACGAAAGCGGGCGGCTGATGTACGTCCAGGAGCTGGCGGACGGACACACCTACAACGGCCGGGCTGACCTCGGAAACACGAAGCCGGACGCCTATCAGTGGGCAGGATCGACGCTGCCAGGCCCCTATTTCAAAGGGCATGGGTTGATCCAGATCACCGGCTACGACAACCACCTGGCCGCAGGGCTGGCGCTCTATCCTGATGACCCGCAAGTCTTCCTGCGCAACCCCAAGTCCCTGTGTGAACCAGGGGATGCAGCAATGTCCGCGGGCTGGTTCTGGGATAGCCGCAACCTCAACGCCCTGGCCGATGCCGACGACTTCCGCGAGATCACCCGCAAAATCAACGGCGGCTACAACGGCATGCCCGACCGGCTATTGCTGTGGGACAAGGCCAAGCACGTGCTGGGAGAGGGCTGATGTTCGCGCTCCTCACCGCCGCCGTCCCCGGCATGCCGGCGTGGGCCTGGCGCGTCCTGGCCTACGCTCTCCTGGTGGCCGCTCTCGTCGTTTTCGGCTGGGTCAAGGGCAACGAGCACGGCACCCGGAAGCTTACCGACTACCAAGCAGAGCAGGCCCTGCAAGCACAGAAGATCATCGTCAAGCAGGGCGCCGTCACGGAGCGCGTCATCAAGGAATACATCGAGGTCCAAGGGAAAACCCGGACCGTCACCCAGGAAGTCCAGAAAGAGGTAACTCGCTATGTGGAAACCGCCCCTCGCCTTGTCCTTGACGCTGATTGGGTGCGCCTGCACGACCGCGCCGCCCTTGGTGCCATTTCCGAAGCCCCCGGCAGCGCTGATGGAGCCGGCGGAGAAACTACGTCCCCTGAAGCCCTACAAACCGTCACCGACAACTACGGCGCCTGCCATCGCAACGCCGACAAACTGACAGCACTGCAAGAGTGGGTGCGAGAGCAGGCCGTCGTCAAGTGAACATCCCCTTTGAGTTGGTGGAGATCATCTGGGACGACGCCGCAAATTTGCCAGCCGACTGGAGCCCGGCCGACGAAAAGCCGGTTGCGCAGCTTGTGAAGACGGTCGGCTTTCTCGTCAATCAGACGGAGCAACACATCGTCATCGCGAGTACCACTGACGGGGCCTGGGTAAACGGCCGCTTTCAGATCCCCAGAGGCATGGTCAAGTCAATGAAACCACTACGGCGCAAGCGCCAGACGAAGAAGGAGGCTGCATGCCCGCCCACGGTTTGAGTGAGGAACAGAAGAGGGAGGCCATCGCCGCGCTTGAACAGGCGCATGGCAGCCAGACTGAGGCCGCCAAGCTCCTCGGCCTGTCTCGGGAAACATACAAGTCACGCCTCCATCGCGCCAGGGCATCCGCAGGGCCAAACGTGGACCATGATCTGCTCAAGGTCGAGGCCAAGCGCATGCGCTCTGAGCTGGCGTCACTTAAGGAAAAGCACCTTGACCAAGAGGCGATCCGCCGGCAGATCATCGGGCTACAGCAGCAGGTAGAGCAGTTCACGCCGCCCAATTGGACCTTGAAATCTCCAACCAAGGAATCGGCGCCAGGCGTGCCGACCCTGTTCCTGTCGGATTTGCATTGGGGCGAAGTGGTTCACCCGAGCGAGATCAATGGCGTCAACGAGTACAACCTGGAAATTGCTCGGCGCCGGCTCAAGTCTGCGGCCGAAACCGCGATTGAACTCCTACGCATCATCAGCCCAAAGATGGAGTATCCGGGCATCGTCTGCGCCCTTGGCGGTGACATGATCAGCGGCAACATCCACGAGGAATTGCAGGCGTCCAACGAACTCCAGACCATGCCTACCGTCCTGGATTTATTCGGGCACCTGGTGGCGCTCATCAAACTCCTGGCCGATACCTTCGGGCGCGTCTTCCTTCCATGTGTAGGTGGAAACCACGGCCGCGACACGCACAAGATTTGGAGCAAGGGTCGCAACCACACCTCTTTCGACTGGCTGCTCTACTGCTTTTTGGCCAAGCATTTCGAAGGCGATCGACGGGTTACCTTCTTCATCCCCGATGGGCCGGATGCCTACTACCGCATCTACAGCCACCGCTACCTGCTTACCCATGGCGACCAGTTCCGGGGCGGTGATGGCGTGATTGGGGCACTGGGGCCGATCATCCGCGGCGACCACAAGAAGCGCTCTAGGAACGCCCAGGTTGACATGGCATATGAGACGATGTTACTTGGACACTGGCATCAGTACATCCACTTGACCAGGCTCATCGTGAACGGAAGCTTGAAGGGAATGGACGAATATGCGTATTCGAACAATTTCGGGTTTGAGCCTCCACAGCAGGCGCTTTGGCTTACCCATCCTCGATACGGAATTACATATCGCATGCCTGTTCAAGTTGATCGCTCGCCACCAAAAACAAAATCAGAGTGGGTAAGCCTGAAGATTGGCGCTTGATAGCTGTCTGTTCATACAGTAAAATCGGAGGCGCGCGGTGCTACCAACACCGCGACCCCCTGGCCAAGTCACTATTAAGGAGTGAGCATGGTTGCACAGAATTTTACGCCATCTGCCGCGGAACCACGCCGCCGCGATTTTACCAATGCCAGATCGAACGCAAAGCGTCGTGGTATTTCATGGGATCTGACGTTCGAAGAGTGGGCGTCGGTTTGGGCCGCTTCTGGGAAGTATGCGCAGCGTGGTCGCAGACATGGTGAGTATCAGATGGATCGCCGCGTTAGCGAAATTGGGTATTGCATCGGCAACGTGCAAATTATCGTCGGTGAGAAAAACCGGACCAAAGACATGCCGCATGGCGCGCGCCCGAAGTTAACCGTTGATGACGTTCGGGCGATTCGTCGCGACTACAAGCCTCGCGTGGTGATGAAAAAAGACTTGGCAGCCAGATTCGGTGTCAGTGTCGCTTGCATCAAGGCCGTGCTATCGCAAATGAACTGGAAATCCGCCTGATGCCTGACGCGCCCTGAGGGACTCGAACCCCCGACCCGCCGGGTAGAAGCCGGCTGCTCTGATCCGCTGAGCTAAGGGCGCCATGAGGCGCTTAGTCGAAGAAGGTTCTTCGCCTGCCGAGCGTCCAGTCAATCAGCCGCATGGCCAGCCCGCAGATGGCTCCAAGAAATGCGGCGAACAGTTCGATGAGTTTCATGTTTGGCAGTCAAGCTAGGGCTCGAACCTAGGACATCCGGCTTAACAGGCCGGCGCTCTACCAACTGAGCTACAAGACTAGTGTGTGGTGCCACCGGCACGGACTTGAACCTGCAACCTCACCCTTACGAAAGGAGCGCTCTACCATTGGAGCTACGGCGGCTTAAGCTAGGCCGTAGTTGTTCGGGTGGATTGAGTGAAGCGCATTCGATATTATGCGCACAGTTTTGCATTTGATGCAAGTGGCGGTAGGTGTAGGGATCGAACCTACAGGGCGTTTCCACCCACGGCTTAGCAAGCCGCTGCAATACCATTCTGCCAACCTACCTTGGCGGAGAGCTATGCCGTGACTAGGAGTTTCTTTTTTGCCTCGTACCTTTGCCGGCTTTCTCTTGCTCGTTGCCTCGCCTCTTCCGGCGTATATTTTCTCGGCCGTTGCTTTTTTGCGCCGGCGGCCGAATTGCAACTCAAGTGACTGAAGGCAATGTTGTCTTGATCGAAGAAAGTGGCGGATGGGTTCTCGGCGTCCAGCCAAGATTCCATATGGTCAAGACTGAAGTTGCTCCGTTCCAGGACGCCGCCACACCTAAAGCAGTGGTGCCCGGAATTGACAACAAATCTGAATAACGTATCGCGCAAGAGAACATTCCTCGCGGTACCTTCATTCATGCCGAGTTTGTCGCTCTTTTTGTTGCCCATTAAGACCTCGCAAGTAAGCGCCAAGTCTACGCATTCTTGGCGGAAAGCGGAAGAGTCGAACTCCTAACCTTTCGGTCACCCTAGTTTTCGAGACTAGTTGCCGGCCAACCCAGCAGCGCAATCCGTGTCGTGGTACCCCCTCTCGGACTCGAACCGAGAATCTCCGCGTTCTAAGCGCGGCGCCTTTGCCAATTTGGCCAAGGGGGCAATTCGTGGTGGGTAGGGCTGGACTCGAACCAGCGCTGTTTCTGATGTAAGAGCTTTACAGGCTCCTGGCTTCGCCGCTCACCCACCTACCCGTAGATGGTAGGCCGACTGGGATTCGAACCCAGAGAGTCACGCTTTTGAGGCGTGTCGCGTTTACCTATTACGCCATCGGCCCAGTGTTAACTGAGTCGGTATCGTAATGATCGGGTGGTCTGGGCGGTTGGGATCGAACCAACGACATCGCGCTTCCAAGGCGCGGACTCTGCCACTGAGCTACGCCCAGAGGTGGTCGGTCGTGGTTGATCGGTGCGATTCATGATATCGAGATGCTGCCACGGATTTGCATTTGATGCAAGAAGTTTTTTGGCGCCGCCGATCCGAATCGAACGGATGGCCTGCCGATTACGAGTCGGCTGCTCTGCCTGCTGAGCTACAGCGGCTGATTGGTTCCCATCAGATACAGATACGCACCCGCCACGGATGCCGCTCCGACCTGACGAGCCTAAACTTCTCCCCGAGCAGGCAACAGGGCCGCTCCTTGCGCGTGGGGTAGGGCGCTCTGTGGTTCATGGCGCGGCGAAACTGGCGCTTCCAGTTGCTCCGGTGCGGGGAGGCGGCGAAGATGGTGGCGCGGGACTTCATGCTGGCACTGAATCGCCGATCGGCGCCGCCGGCCGCGACTTGCCGTGCAGGTACGCCTTGAGCACGCGGACCCGGGCGAGCACTTGGCGGTTGCGGGAGAGCCTGTGGGCGCCTGGGGCGTAGGTGAAGTGCATGCCGCGGACGCCGCGCGCCTGGAGCTGTCTGGTGACGCTTGCAACGGCCTGGCGGGTTCGGTTTGGTAGCATGCTGGCTCCTGTGGTTGTTGGAAGGCGACTCACCGCCACACTGCCGGATCGGCAGGCCCGGGGAGGCGTTAGACCCACTCCCGCAGTGCTGTCACCAACAAGGCTGGGGCCTCGCGCCTCGAGTTATCGCCGCTCATGAACGGCCCCTTAGCATTTTTAACCAGGCACCCAGGCTTCTTGGTGCCGGTCTTTCCCGGCTGCCATCCGTGCATAAATCGTACCCGTCGCACGGCCGGCAGGTAGTTTGGTGGCCGGCGCTGATCCCCGGCATGTGAGTTTCTCCGAGTCGGCATTTAATGTGGACCGTCCACTGGCTTCGCTTTCTGTCGTCGCTCACACGGCTTTGCTGACATTCTCGGATTAATATTCGCGCATCAGCCTGCGCATTCACCAAATCGGTACTGCTGCTGTATTGCACGGGCGACTTTTCTTAGTCGATCTGCTCATGGCTATCTTAAGTTCACCAATCGCTTCTGCGGACTCGACCCGCTATTTCCCGTTTTCGGTACTGCTGCTGTTCATCAAGGCGGCTGCGGACTGATCCTGCTGAGCAGGCAAATGACCTCAACCCAAGGGGGTATGTATGGCTGCAATCCGCATGCGTGTTGACCCGGACATTTCGCATCCGGTGGCGGCGCACTGCGCACCTGTATGCAGGGTTAGACTGGGGTTGCGCTCTGCAGAACGGTTCCAGCCCCCAACTAAGGCGGCTGTGGGCGCCGGAGGCTTTGCCAGGTAGCCACAAACTGGCCTGCGGAGTAACACCTTTGCACAGGCTTACGGGATTCGGTGCCGGCTTCGATTGATGCTGCCCGCTGTTCTCCTTCCTGGGCGGCCACACGATCCAGCGCCTAAATTCTGCGCCTGTCGGGCGCGGCAGTCAAGATCGGTTTGCAGAAGATGCAATAATTTTTCAAGCGATCTAAAGCTTTTCCGCAACCATTTTTGCCCACTCTGCGCCGCGCCCCTCCCACTTCTTGTTGTATTCCTTGAGTTGCCGCGTCAATGATTTGCGATCGCTCTTCCCGCGGTTCAGCCCAGCCTCCACGGCCGGCGTGCGCAAAAATCCATTGGTGCCGAAGTTGTACTTTGGTCGGAAGTGATGAATGTAGGCTGTCTCAACCATATTGAGTTGATCGAGCGGAACCTCGATGAAGCTGAACTGATTGAAGTTCTTGCTCTTGCCGTGGATGTGCCGCGCCAAGCGGTTATAGATGTTGTTCGACTGGCCAACGTAGACGATCTTGTCATCCAGGATCAAAAAATAGATCCCGCAATAGACCTTCATTTCCCGCGCCAGGCCAACAATCTCTGCCTCGGTCAGCAGTTGTTCTGAGTCAAAAGTGAGTTGTTTCACGTGGAACATCCTCTGATGGCTCGCCTTGAACTACGGCGGGGCGTATCCATTCTACACTTGCGATGTATTGTCTGATAGTGGCTTAAATAGCCTTTTTTTGCGATACTTTGCGCGGTGGTGAGTCGCGTACTGATACAGGGTGAGTCATGGCAAGCATCTGCAAGATCGACGGCAAGTGGCGGGCGCTGATCCGCAGGAAGGGCCGGCCGCAGATCACCAAGCGCTTCGAGAAAAAGTCCGATGCAGAGCGATGGGCTCGGGAGATTGAAGACCAGCTCGACGCCGGCCGACTTCCAGAAAGGCACGAAACCGTCTCCGACATGATAAAGGAATACCGGAGGCTGCGTGACCTGTCGCGGCCGATCGATGACAAATCCACGGAACACTACACCCTGAAAACCCTGGACCGACATTTGGGGAAAAAGAGCGCCGTGCTGACCGTTGAGGATCTGATCGCCTTCGCCGTCGAGAGAAAGAGCAAGGAGAGGGCCGGCCCCTACACAATCAACTGTGATATCTCCAAGCTCGGCACGATCTACCGGTACGCCTCCAACGGCATCCCGGAGGTCATGAACCAGGCGCGCGCCAAGCTCAAGTACCTGGGCCTGATAGGCGATGGCGGGAAGCGGGAGCGTAGACCTGAGGACGATGAGTTCGCGCGGATTCTGGGGGCGCTGGAGCAGCCCTATAGGGACGCAACGCTGTTCGCCTGCATCACTGCCATGAGGCAGGGGGAAGTCACCCGCATATTGCGAGCCGACGTGAACGACAAGAAGAAGACCGTCATCATCCGGGACCGGAAGCACCCGCGGAACAAGATCGGCAACAATGAAGAGATCGCCCTTCTCGGGGACTCCTGGGAAATCATCAGGAGGCAGCCGGAGCACGCAAGCGGCAAGATATTCCCGATCAATCCGCATACCCTGTCCAACAAGTTCACTTGGGCCTGCCGGGATCTGAACATTCCCGATCTGCATTTTCACGACCTACGGCACGAAGGAATCTCGGCCATGTTCGAGCGCGGCTACGATATTCCGCAAGTGGCCCTGGTTTCTGGTCACAAGGATTGGCGCCACCTTCGGCGTTATACGAATCTCAAGCCGGAGTCGCTTCACGACTTGAAAGATAAGCCGCCAAAACCGTAGTGTTGCAGTACCGGCGCTTGCCCTCCTTGTACGTGGCCAGCGGCATTGTGTCCCGGCTGACCTTGGTGTCCAGGGTGGACCTGGTGATGTTCATGAACTCGGCCAGTTGGTCCATGTCAAGCCGCGGGCCGTACTTCTCGTACAGGCGCCGCTCAAGTTCCGCGCTCATGTCCCGCCCTCGTCAGGTTGCTGGGGAGCGGCGGCGAGCAAGCGCGAAATGTCAGGATCGGCCAAGAGCGCCTCTTTATAGGCATCCAATTCTTCCAGTCGATCCTGGAACACCATCTTGCCGACGCGGCGAAGTTCCTTGTCACCAGACAGAACAATCGCCGGGCATAGGTATGACTTGCCGTATTCGTCTGGTTCCTCGTTGTGCTTGAGCCAGTTGGCAATAACCTCCTCGACTGTTGCTCCTGGTATCGAGTGGAATAGGTGCATGTCGTACATGCCGCTGATACTCACTCGCGTAGGCACCATCCGCATGCCTTGTGGGATGGTGGCGCGGGCGAATGATGCGGCGATTGCCCGTTGCGCCTCGAAGAAAGCCGCATCCTTGATAAACGGCGTGTTTACCGGATGCGCCGCCCCCGGTTGTGCATTACTGGAAGCTGAGTCGGGTCCATTGGCATCACCTCCTTTCTCGAATTCCTCGTTTCTGCGCTGGATTCCATCAAGCAGAGCGCGTAACTGCTGAGATTTTTCCGGGTCCATCGGCTTAAGTTCGTGCAGGTACTTTTGCAACCGCTCGATATACTTGGCTACCGTGGACAGAGACACGCCGGCCGCGAACCGCATGTGCCCGGCTTTCAACTCGGCGGGCAGCACTGGCGGAGAACTGACAAGAGCCTGCTCCCAGACGTTGCGAAGCACAGCGCGGCGCGTTTCCTTGTCATCTAGGCGCAGTCGATTGGACTTGAAGAAGTCGGTACTCTCGTACCATTCGGTGAACGCCTCGCGCTCTTGCTGGTCGGTCATGTTCTATTCCTCCTGAAACGTGCAGCCGATGTGCGTCAGCTTGGACGGCAACTTGCCGAGTTCCATGCAGAATTGCGCATCGGCGCTGGTGATGTTCTTGGCGTAGCAGATGAAAATCACGTTGCCGTGACTGGCGTTATTGCGATAGAAGAAGATCACAATTTCCCTTTCAGCGCGACATACGTTCGCAGGGTTGCCACTCGAAAAGCTGGCGCACCGCTCATTTCCCCGGTAAGCACAAGGCCGTCATACCGCATCCACAAGTCTCGAAATGTGTCTGGGAAAGGCTTGATGAATACAAGCATTATTTCCGTGCATGCTTCAGTGGATTCGTGGAGCCAGAGCATCCCGAACACATCGGGAAAACCAAGCATCCCGTTTGCGTACAGATTCCTACCGCCGAGCAGTATCTCGTTCCCTAAAATCCCTTCCAGCAAACACCCCGCCGCATCCCGGCTTAGCTGCTGGAGTTCTTCGGTTGTGGTCATCTGCAGTACTCCATGATGGGCGGCGTGTCCGTTCTTAGCCCGACTTCGGCGTCCCGTTTAGCGCGAATCTGCTTGCACATGTCCAGGTGCTTGGCAGGGTCGCTAGGGATGTAAGGCGGCTCCTCGATGAACTCGGTCCATTGAATAGTCTGAGCATTAGCGCGCTGCCCGCCGGCACAACGGGTGCAAGCAGCCTCTGCACTTAAGTAGCTGGCTCTGTCCCAATGAGAGCGCCAAGCGCACGGCATGCAGGATTTCTCGGTTCTGCTCACGGTGCCTCCTTGGCGGCGATAGCGGCGTCGATGGCTTCAAGCAAGGTATCCGCGCGATACTCCTTGTCGTCCGACTCGATGCAGTACTCGCGGCACATTCCACAGCGGCAACCCTTGGCCGATACCCAGTCAATTGAGCCGCCGTTCACCAGGATTTCAGACAGTTCGCGCAGCCGCCTCGCATCCTGCGATTCCTCCTGCAATGCTCGCGCCTCTTTCGAAACTCGCGGGTCAAGTGCTACAGAGTTTTCCCAGCAAATCAACTCGTGCAGCGCCTTGCGAGGATTGCTGTCGTGCTCCTTGGTATAGATACCTGCCACAACAAGCGCGTCAATTACCGCAGTTCGCCAATCCTGCGATTCCTCTGGGTGAGGGGCGGGCGGGAGAATCTCACCAGGGCCATTGCCGTAGCGAATCGGCGCGACAATTGCAAGGCCAGGAACCGCTGCGGAGTGTGCTGCGATCAACTCTCGCTCCATGTCTTCCACGCCGATGCGGATGGCCTCTTGCAGCGCCTTGCGGTGCTCGTAATCGTTGTTTTTGAACAGGCCATCATCCACGCAGGCCATGATGCCTTCGGTGCGCGGCGTATCCGATTTATCAGCCATGACTACTCCTGGATGTGGGGGAAGGCGGCGCGGATGGCATATGCGTAATCGCCCGGCTTATCCTCTGGATGGCCTTGCTTGCAAATAGCCTCGCATTCCTGCACCGCCTGCGCTTCGGCGGCTTGGTAGGCGTCCCATGCGGCAGCCTCTTCAAGCGAGCCGAAGCTGCAAGGTTGCTTGCGCAACCACTCCTCAAATCTGCTGCGGGTATCACTCACGATATTCCCCTTTCAAGGCTGAAGGACTTTGTAGGCGACGATGTCGTTTTCTCGTGGCGATGCGGAATTCCAAGTCTTTCCGCCAAGTTCGCCCCATGTACAAATTGCCGAGCGCCCATCGCGCGCCTTCCATTCGATTTTTGTGCGTGCCGGCATGATGGCGTCTTTCCCGTCATGCTCGATCCACCCGCCAGACTGGGCGCGTTCGGCGGGGGTGGGAAGGCGCGGTTTTCCCCAGCAGATTTCTTCATGCGTGGGGAATTCTTTTTCCAAATTAGCCTGATGCATATTTTTGCACCAGGCATCGCCATCCAGATCGAGATAGAGCAAATGACGCGGCACCCAGGGCGCCTCATTGCCGTTATCCTCGACCATCACCAAATCCCCCGCCTTGAGTTCCGGCACAAGCGCGGCCTGCTCCTGGGCGCGCGGGTCTTGGGGCGGAGTGGTGGGCGCATCGTGAAGGGTTGGCAGTCCGCACAACTTGCATGGGTACTCACCGGTCTGCCCGCAGGCAACTTGCCCGCACCTTTTGCACGCAGCCGCAGCAGGATGCCCAATAGCACGCAGATGATCTTCAAACGCCGTACCTCGCGTAGTCTTTGGCATACGCGCAGCTCGTTCTTTTTCTATTGCTCGCGCAAGACGGGCTTGGGAGGCGGGAGAGTCAGAGGGGAAGCGGAAGGTCATGATGGGGTCCTTTATTTGAGAGTCACTTTTAGCCGCGAAGAAACTCATTGACTGCGTTGATTACTTCTTTGGCGTCTTGCACCGCCGAGGGAGTAGCCGCTTTTATTGCCTCAGTAGTGCATGGAATTTCTTCTCTGTCGATCATTCCTTGAATAAACTTAGCGGCCAAAGCAGAAATTCGGCGGCGGTCCTCTAGCGAATATCCGTCAAGTTTTCCCATCTCAATTCCCTTTCACTCTGTAGGCGGTTATCGTGCGGCTATGGCGGGAGCGCTATCAACATCGGAGAAAGACCGGCGCTTCCCTTTGAAGGCCTCGGGCTTCGGCCTGCGCTTGTAATCACCCGGCATGGCGCCAGCAATCAGCGCTTCCCAATTGGTTTTGGTGTTGTCCACGACCGGGCCGATTTGGTCATAGAACCTCGCGCCCGGCTTGTAGTACGGAACTGGCGAACAGATGCCGCGAACCGTTTCAACGCGGATGGCGATGTAGTCAAGTCCGTCATTCAGCTTGCGCGCCTGCTCTTCGCTGTATTCGCCAATGTTTGGTCCAACTACTGGCGTGTAGCCGCAGCCATTCGGTCCCCACCACGTAATATGCTCATGGTGCTTGTGCGTATGCTTCAAGCTGGCGATGTAATACATCGGCACAGCCTCCGCTGCTCGTGCGGAGGCGTTAGTCTCATCGGAGTCACCTGCCGAATACTCTTTCTCAGCCATCTCACTCTCCTTGCGCCACTCTCTTAAGTGGCCTGTTAACATCCGACAGAAGCCTCAATGCAGCCTCCGCCCCGTTCCGAAAATTCGCCTCCGGCGTCATCGGCACATATCCGCCGGCATTGCGCAGCTTGACTTCGGCGGCCCAGAGTTGGTCGAGGAGGTCTGCCAGTTCGCGGTCGGTCATGGCTTCACCCGCTTGAACTCGATCACCCACACCCAGGGATTGGCGTCCCAAGCGCTGGCGCCGTTGATCACGTTCCACAGGTCAGCGTAAGCCTCGCGTGCTGTCAGCCAAGGTGTGACCAAATTGGCCGGACCCTCCCGACTCACCCAGCAACCGCTTCCGTCGCGCATCTGGCGCACGCCCTCTGCGCGCGCATCCGCCTCGCTGATGTCCTGCAACCGCTCCACGCGCACGCCGGTAACTTCCAGAACGATCCGGCAGGCCTTGCGTGGCATGTGGATGCTCGGCCGCCAGCGCAGCCCGTCGTATTCATGACCTGGGTCGGCGCGGTAGCAGACGAAGTTCAGGTTCTGGCCAAAGTCAGGGTTATAGGCCCAGCATTCGCGCACCCAGAGGCGGTCGCCGGGCACGCCGTACGGGCAGCGGGACGAAAAGCCCGCGTCATCCGACCAGATGCCCGGGCCATAGCTCACGCTATTCCAATTCGGCGTCGGCTGGCGAGATGGCAGGTTCGCGCCGCCCAAATTGCCAGGCTTAACCACGCGCCGCGTCTGCGTCTTGCTGCCGTCCAGGCAGGCGCGCACCATCGGCGCTGACATCAGGATTGGTCTTTCCTTCATTTGCCGTCTCGCAGGTAGGTGCCGGATTCGCGGCGGGGGTTAGTGGGCATCGATCGCCTCCACAATTGCGATGCGCTGGCCTATCCAGGCCATGCAAGGCACCGCCATGCTGTTGCCCAGGGCCTTGTACCTCGGACCATCGGCAGCCGGCTTGCCGCGCACCTGGATGGCGGTATAGCCGCGCGGGAAGCCCTGCAAAGCCTCGCATTCTTCGGGGGTTAGGCGGCGGACTTGCATGCCAGTACGAACGGCCGGATAGCCTTGGCCGGGTTTGCCGCCTTGCGTTTGAAGTGCCCGAGTTATATCGCCCTCGCAGACCTCGCCACGCTGATTCTCGCCAAATGCCACAATATTGGCGCTGCTATCAGTTCCAGTGGTCAGGGGCGCAGTGGAATCACCCTCTTCATATACCGCGCCATCGCCAGCTGTGCGGTAGGCGATTGCCCCGACTCCAATCCCCGCCCTACCGCCGTTCGGCGTCAGGATGGCATTGGCGGTACCGTCATCGCGACATTCAAGCGTTGGTTGTCCTTCGCGCCCGCGAATCGCCAGTGTTAGCACGCGGGACGCCACTGGGACCAGTGGCGTCCCGCGCCCTGTCCCATCTTCCGATGCATCAAAGCCCTCAGCGCGCAGGGCGTGCGCCAACATTGGCACAAGTATTGCGCCGTCGCCGTCGCCGTCGCCGTCGCTTGATACACCCTTGCTATCCCTAGCTTTTAGAGATGGAGAGATCGGCGCATGAGGGGCCGGGATCAGGCCGCAAGCGACGATGGGGTCTTGGCCGCGTGATTCTCCGGTTCGTTCGACGCCTCGGCCACTTGCTGTAAGGCTCGGTGCAGTTGCGGCGGCAAATCCTTTCCCCGCTTCTCTGCGCGGCGCAGGATGCCCTTGCAGGCTGTGGCGCTCAAAAAGTACCGCCGCGGCACGTCGCCAGTCTCCAAGATATCCGACAACGAACACACGGCGGCGGCGCTGTGCCACTCCGAAATACTGAGCGTCAAGCACTCGATAGGCGAACCCATACCCGAGTTCGACCAGGCCCCCAAGAATGGAACCAAAGTCCCGTCCTCCTCCCGATGACAGGACTCCGGGGACGTTCTCCCAGACCAGCCAGCGGGGGCGCAGGCGGTCAGCCAGCCTAAGATATTCGAGGGCCAGGTTGCCGCGGTCATCAGCCAGGCCGCCTCTGAGTCCTGCGACGCTGAAGGACTGGCAGGGGGTTCCTCCGACAAGAAGGTCAATTGGGTCATATTGTCCGGGCTGAATCGTGGTGAAGTCGCCATGCAGGGGAACATCGGGGTAGTGGTGCGCGAGAACCGCCCGCGGGAACGGTTCGATCTCGGAAAAGAAGGCCGGCCGCCAGCCCAGCGGATGCCAGGCGACGGTCGCTGCTTCGATTCCAGAGCACACACTGCCGTAGATCATGGTGTCCTATCGGTAAAAGTCTCCGCTCGCGCGGGTCAGCCAATTTCCTTCAACGCCTGGTCCCAGGCATTGTTGTATTCGGCCATCTTGTTGGTGTCGCCGCCCTTGTCGGGGTGATTCGCGCTCGCGCAGGCGCGGTAGTGCATCCGGGCGCGCGCCAGTTGTTCCGCCTTGGTACCGGTGTCAGGCACGTCCAGCAGGTCGCGCCAGTGCTTCGAGGCACCAGGCGCTGGCAGCGCGGCGAACCCTTTGAAAGCCGCCTCCATCATGTCGCCCGTACCCCAGCGCGCGATGCCGCGCAACGCCTCGATGGTCTTGGCGATCGCCTGCATGTTGTCTTCCACCTTCGTCCAGCGGTCGCAGGCAAAGCACATCTGCCGCTTCTTGTAGGTGAAGTAGACGGCGACGCCGGGATCTTCGGGCTGGCGCTGGTTGGCGTAGGGCAGGCCGTCCTGGCGCAGCGTCAGGTTCGAGGAGATGATCAGGGCAGTCTCGCGCTTCATCCAGGTATAGCGGCCGCCCATGATCTCGATCTGGTTGATCACGCCGTCGCGGGCCCTGGCGAGGCTGGTGTCGAACCGCGCGGCCTCGCGCGCGTGGCGCGGGGTGCGCGGCCGTCCTTCGGGCCAGGAGAGTGGGTAGGCTTCGATCATGCCGGGTTACTTGCTCAGATTCAAAAACGGCATCGGCGCGCCGGCATAGATGTTTTGCGGCAGCTTCCCGTCCCACTTGTGCGCCTTGGCGGCTTCGACCTCGATGCGGCGCAGCTCCAGTACATCCTTGTTCTTCGCCAGGGCGTCGTTTTGGACTTGTAGGGCCGTCGCCTGGGCCTCGGCAAGTTTCCGGATGGAATAGGCTTCGCCGTCCGCCTTGGCCTTCTGTGCATTGGCTTCGGCCTCGGCAATCGCCACCTTCTGCTTTTGCTCGCTCTCGACGGTCTTGAGCTTGTTCTCGGCGGCGTCGCGCAACTGCACCTGTTCCGTTTTCTGGACGATGGCGCGGGTATAGGCGGGGTCGAATGAGAAGTTCGTCATGTCGATGTTGATGACCTGGGCGCCGTAGATCGCCAGTTTGGAGCGCAGCATTGCCGAGATTTCGCCGGATACCTGCGGGCGCTTCGACAGCAGTTCCGGGGCCGTGAAACGGGCGGTAACGGCTTTGAAGACCTCGCCGGTAGCGGTCTGCACGTAGGAGGCGAGATTGCCGTCGTGGCTGTATTTTTCGTAGACTTCGGCTACCTTGTCGATACTGATGCTGTACCGTACCGTCATGCTGACCTTGACCGGCTGCTGGTCGAAAGTCCCGCCGTCCGCGTCCTTGATGTGCGCTTCCTCGGCGCGGATGCTGAACAGGGCCAGGCGTTGCCAGGGCGGCAGGATCACCAGGCCCTCGTTCTCCACGCCCTTGATCGCGCCGAACTGGGTCACGACGCCACGCGAGCCGGTCGGCACGGTGTAGAAGGGCCAGCAGATGACGAGAAGGATCAGGGCGACCAGCAGCAGGATGGCATCGCGCGCGATGGCCAGGACGTTGATTTCACCGTTTGCGTCTTTGTAGCGTTTCATGATTTGCCTTTCAGGGGGTTGGTTGTTACGGCCGCTTGAACCAGAGCGAGGCGAGGAATGCGACCGCCGCCGACTTGTGCTCATGCTTCGGCTCGAAGGAATTTTGAATTGCCGCCAGGTGATGCATGGCCTTCTTGCCGTCGATCCCGTCTTTCGGCGTCGGCATGGAATCGAGTCCGCTGTAGAACCATTTCGCTTGCCACTCCACCCACTTATTCCCGCCGCGCTTGAATTCGTCGGGGATCTGCTGATATGCAGGCATCAGCTCTTGCATGCGACCACCGAAAACCATGTCTAGTTTCGACACCTCGGTGGGCTTGGCAAAGCGATCGGCAACTGATTGTCTGACTGCGTCCATGCTCTCTCCTAAGCCGCCACCAGCGGCGTCAATGAAATCCGCCCGTCAGCGAAAGCCTTCGCTATCTCGCGCGGGTCGGGGTTGGTCAGGTCCATGTCGGTGTGGATGATTCCGCGGCGCTTCCAGTCGGCCAGTTGCCTGACCCAGGCGGCATACCAAAGGCGCTTTTTGGTTTCGCGCGGTGCCGGGCCTTGGTCTAAGTAGCGATGGCATGTCATGCATCCACGCGCTGAGGCCCAGTCGTGCGCCTTGATGCTCTTTCCCTTGCCGTACTCGCTCCAGTTCGCGTGCGCGGCTACCACGGTCGCGGGGTCGCCGCAACAGACGTCGGGGACGGCTAACAGGCAGGAGCGGTCGCGAGCATCGCGCAGGAGCTTGGGAGAGCGGAAGTTCACACCAACTCCAGGCCGAGTTCATCGGCGGCGTACATCTGGATGTGCGTGATGAAGTCGGCGCACTCGCTGACGCTCAATTTCGTCGTGGAGATTCCGCGTTGCGCGCGCCGGCCGTCCGGAAGTTCGTATTCCTCGGTACCGATGAACTTCTGGCGAAAGAACTCCTTCCAAGTCTCCATGTCGTACTGCTTGCCCTTGACCCATGCGTTGTTGGCGATCTCGGTCAGGGTGGCGTGCAGGAGGCGGTTTTGCGCGTCGGAGCGCTTGCTCTTGGCCTCGGTGACGTGCAGGGCTAGCGGCTTGCCGGCGTCGGCCATGGCGCGCCAATTCGCCTTGAGGAAAGCCCACAGGGCTTGAGCGTTCGATTCCTGGCGAAGGACAAAGGTTTGGTTCATTGCTTGATCCTGTGAAAAAACGAATCCAGGGTGGCGACCCGGCGCCGGTCCTTGATGCGGTACTTCTTGACGCGCGTACCCTTGCGCACCGCCAGTTCTCCGTACTGCACGCGCTCAGCAAGCAAGACCGACAGGCCCCGGCACTTATCGACAGAAAGCCGCTCGTCCTGCGCGCGGATTTCCTCGATGCGCATGGGGCCATGGATCGCCAGAAGACGCACGGCGATGTCGGTGGCGCTGTTGCGCTTGAACTTCATGCAGCTCTCCGCCGAAGGTCTGCTTCGAGGGCGGCGACTTCGCCGAGAAAAACCAGAAGTTCGACCTCGTAAGCCTTCACTGCCTTCTCGTCGCGGCTGATGCGCAGGACGTGGAGTTGCAGCTTTTCCGGCATGTCCGGGCAGTAGCTGATGAAGTCGCAGTACTCAGCACCAGTCACCCAGAATTCATGCGTGATCTGGGGGACGTATTCAGGCGGGCAGTCCTTGCGCGCCATGTAGCTGAGGTGGATGGCGGGAAGAGGGGCCTTGCACTCGATGATCCCCTTGCGGTCGTCAATGAACCCATCGACGCTGCAGCCGGCCGGAATCGTCGGGAGATAGGCGAACCCCGCCTCTTCGACCATCGCGCCGGTCCGGGCCTCGTATTCCATGCGCGCGAACGGCTCCTGTTCGGTGCCGTGCTCCATGCGCCGGCTCTTATAGGTATTGGCGGCGGATTTCCCGGTCAGGCGCTCGCAGGCCAGGCCGTGAAGGTAATTGCGGCGGGTAGTCGATTCGGCGTTGCCGCGGCCCTTGGCGATCACGCAATCGGCGTTGCTGCCGGTAGCCTTGCCGAGTCGATCGGCAAGCCATTCTTCCGTTCCTTGGGCGTGCGGGGAGAGGATGAAGCGGCTCATTGCGTCACCTCCTCACCCTCAACCTGCTTCTCATTGAAGCCGCGCCCCTTAGCCTCGACGGCGGCCTTGAAGGCGTTGTAAGTGATCATGTCCTTGGTCGGGCGGATTTCGGCCAGGCCATCGGCCCAGATGCGCTTGAGAGATTCGGCATCAGGCGCGCCGTTGGCCTTCTCGATCCACTTTTCTTTGAGGCGCACGTCATGCTCCGGCACATCATTGCGCAGGGGCGGCAGGCCTTCGCCGCTGTCCACGTTCAGGTGATGGATAGCCTGTTCCAGGCGCTCGGTCTTGGGCCAGTACTTGTAGGCCTGCTTGACGCAAGTCTTTTTGACCATTTCGCCTTCGTCCGTGACCCAAGGGCAGGTTTTGGACTTGTCCTTGACGTAGGCCTTCCAAGCGGTCGAGCGGTCGCGGATGGCGAATACCTCGCCGATTTCCATGGTGTGGGTCAGATACTCGCCGTCAGCGGTTTTGACCACCACGTAGACGCCAACGATTTCGCCGCGATCTTTGGCAAATGGGTTGAATTTGTGCTCCGGCGGCCGGTCGTAGCCGTTCAGCTCGAAGCTGTCTTTTTCGTGCACCAACGCGGCCTTTGCCCACTTGATTGAGCCGGTGTTCATGGCCAGGTCCATCAGGCCCATGTAGCTGATGTCGAGGCAAATCTTGCCGTCGCGCGGCACCAGATAGGCCTGCTTCTTGGCAGGGTTCAAGCTGATGCCGATGGCGGCAATGTTCGTGACGGCGTTGATGACCGACTGCTTGTTCTTCGTGGCAATGCCGATGGCGTAGTCGCTGGCGCTGATGGACTGGATGGCGAAGCCGGCCTCGCGTTCAAAGGTGATAGAGGTGTCGGACAGGACAGCGAGAAAGTTGTCGCGCTGCGCGTAGATTTCGTCGCTGATGAGAGCGAGGGCGTTGCTCATACTTCGATTTCCTCTCCAGTTGCCAACGCGATAGCCGCGCGGCCCTGCTCGATAAACGGCGCATCCTTCCGGCTGTCGCCGATGCGCTCCAGGTGATCGGTAATGCTGATGAGAGCCGTCAACATGGCCGGCGCCGCCGCCCGCACGCGATCCTCGCGCCGCACCCGCTCCTCGTATTCCTTAGCCTCGCGGGCGCGCTTCTCGGCAATGGCGCGTTCAGCGGCTTCCTGCTCTTCGCGGCGGCGCCGGGCTTCCGCTTCCTCGGCGGCGCGGCGCAGGGCGGCTTCTTGAGCCTCGGCGGCCTCGCGCTGGCGGCGCTCCAGCGCTTCCTTTTCCTGCTTCTTGCGGGCTTCCTCCGCTTCGGCAGCAAGGCGGGCGCGGTGTTCGCGTTCCTCTTGCTCCCGGCGCTGGCGGTCGATTTCGGCTTGCGCGCGGCGAATCTCGGCCTGCTGCTCGTCCAGGCGCTTCTGCTCGGCGGCGCGCGCGGCAGCGGCTTCGCGCTCCTGGGCGGCGATGCGTTCGCGGGCCTGCCGCTCTTCCTCGTCGCGCTTGGCCTTGGCGGCGGCCTGTTCCTTCTCGAAGGCTTCGCGTTCGGCTTTCAGGCGCGCGGCTTCCTCGGCCTGGCGTTTGGTTTCGGCTTCGCGCGCTTCGGCGTCGGCGCGAATCTTGGCCAGTGCTTCGATTGCTTCCGTCCTCGCCGTTTCGGCATCTGCGCGCAGCTCCGCAAAAGCCGCCGTGTCGGTGAGTTCCAACGACTGGATGGCGTCGGTAATCTTGCTGGATGGCGCGCCAACAAAACGCGGCGGCGTGGCGCGGATGGCTGCGATAGCCTCCTGCAGGCCGGCGATGCGCTGCCGGTCGGCCTCGGCCTTGGCTTGGCGCTCACGCTCAACGCGGTCGTCCCACTCGGTCTGAATGGCATCCAGGCGCGATTCCTCGGGCTGGATGATGCCGACCAGCTTCTTTTCCTCGGCGATGACAGCTTTCGAGAACGCAGTCGCATCATCGCGCGCGGCCTTGGCCTTTTTCTCCAGGTCCACGCGAGTATTCTTCAGGACCATGCGCGCGGCGTGAATCTGGTCGCGGCTGGTTTGGTCGCGGATTTCGATCAGGTCAACGGATTTCTCGGCCAGGGCCTTGAGTTCCTTGACGCGCTCGGCGGTGCCGAGAACAACGGCCGCGCGCTCGGGCGGCGGCAGGAGGGCGAGTTCGGTGCTTTTGGTCATGCTGCTTTCCTTTGAGGTTTGGCCGGCATCATTCCGGCAATGACGGTGTGCTCGCAGTGCTGCCAGGGTGGCTGGCAGTTGCAGAGCGGTTTGTAGTCGGCGCCCTTGATGGGCTTGATGGGTTTCAGCAATTCGGCGTAGCGCGCGGGCCGGCGCAATTCGGGCGGCGGAGCGTAGGCTGGAAGTTCCTTGGACTTCTCGAACGCGAAGGCCTGGCACAAGCCGACCACGCGCTGGCAGGTCGGGACATCGAACATGCCGATGTGGGTATCCGCGAAGGAGATGCCGAGCGCTTGAGAAAGCCAGTGGTAGGCGTCGCGCCGCTTCTTGTTGCCGCTCTGCCAAATCGGATCGAACGCGGCATGCGCCCGCTGCTTCCATTCGCGTAATTCGGCATTGGCGAGCCGACCCAAGGGCGTAGTGGTGCCGGGATGGCAGCCGACCTGCGCGCCGCACGGCCGGCAGCGGTAGAAGTGCTTCTCGAACAGGTCGGGCCGATGCGGATAGATGTCTTTCCCCGTCACCAGCACCGCGGGCTTGGAGCAATAGGGGCAAATCGCGCTCACGGCTGATGCTCCCAACTGGTGACGGTCAGAGACCTGCCGCAGTTCAGCCGCGCCAAGCGCGCGCCATCCGTCAGGCCGCGGCGGTAGGCGGCGTCCTCGGCCTGGCTGGCCTCGATGGCGGCGAGTTCTGACCCGGCCGGCGCCTCCGCTGTGGCAGCCAGCACCGCCACCGCAATGGCGATGCCGACCGTCCAAGGGCTGTTGAGGACCGCGCGGATCACGATTCCGCCATCGGGGCATAGTCCTCGGGCTTGGCGTAGAACAGCGAGTTATCGCTGCGCCGGCGCCAGGTCGACGCGGAGGCCGCGATGCATTCGCGCGCGGCGCGCCCGCCGTATGCCTTGGGATCGACGCGGATGCCGTAGCGGCGGATGCTGCCGTCCGGTTCCGGGGTGCTGTTGAGCACATCGAGGATGACCAGCGGCTCGCCGTCGCCCTCTTCAAGCCAGAGCTTTGCCGTGCGCAGGCCCTTGAGAGGATGGTCCTCGCCGCACTGATCAACCAGCTTCATGCCAGCATCGGAGCAGTACTTGTCGTATCCGTAGAGTTCGATCATGACGCGGCGAATCTCGGCGTTTTTCTCCGCGCGGATTTGCTTGATCGTGATGCCGAATGGATCCTCGACGATCTCGCGCGGAACCGCGACGCCGTGATAGTGAAACAGCGCCCAGCCGTCGCGGTATGCGATGCTCGGCCCGTTGGCGCAGTGGAGGCGCCCTTGGGCATCGCGGTTGACGATGGTCGGCCGATCGGAAATGGCGACAATGTTCTCGTGCCACCACACCCAGCCGCAGTTCTTGGCGAGGTCTTCGTAGATGGCGTGCTTTTCGAGAATCGGGTCTTGCCACCCCATCACGTCGCGGAAAAAGCTGACGTAGGCGCACCAGCCCGCGCCCCAGAGCGCGCCGCCGAAGCGGTTGTACCAGGCCGAGCGGATCATGTCTTCGCGGACCTCGCGGGAGACCTGCGACTCCACCTGCGACCGCACCTGCGACCGCACCTGCGACCGCACCTGCGACCCCACCTGCGACTCCACCTGCGACCGCACCTGCGACCGCACCTGCGACCGCACCTGCGACCGCACCTGCGACCGCACCTGCGACCGCACCTGCGACCCCACCTGCGACTCCACCTGCGACCACACCTGCGACCCCACCTGCGACCCCACCTGCGACTCCACCTGCGACCGCACCTGCGACCGCACCTGCGACCCCACCTGCGACCCCACCTGCGACTCCACCTGCGACCCCACCTGCGACCCCACCTGCGACCCCACCTGCGACCCCACCTGCGACTCCACCTGCGACCGCACCTGCGAC